GAGGACATCGAGGGGTTCGGGTCACTAGAGGACCAACACGAGGAGATTGCTAGGAGGGTAGGTTTGCAACTACCCCACCTCGGACTCGCCACTTGGGATGCTGTGGTCGCGGAGATCGAGCGGATCACTCGTGGTGGGCAAGGTGAGTCGAAGACGGAGCAGGACGACTACGAAGATGCTCTCAAGAGGGAAATCTGTGATATGGAGGACCTGATTCGTAAGACCTACACGACGCCGGAAGACAGACAGACTGCGGAGTACGACGCTCGAGTACGGGACTTGAACAGGAAGAGAAAGGAGTTGAGGCAGTGGAAGTCTTCTCAGCGACACGATCTTGAGTCAAAGACCGGTGACGTAGTGAACTGGTTGTTGAAAGAGGGTGAGTCGAAACAACGTGTCCGGGAGCAGGTTGGGTACTTCTCCCTCGACCTCTCCGTTCCTGATGAGGAGGCTGTCCAAGCCTCCCGTGCGATGAGTGATGTTGGTTTGGAGTTCGAGGATGAGGGGATAGGTGGACGTACCGTCTTCTCGTTCCACACACAGGACGATCGTGATGCCGCTCGCGAGCTTCTTGATGCTGCGGGCATCACATGTGTTGTTGAGTCTACCAGGTCAACTGTGGACGACGAGTTGCGAAACCTCACGATGGGTTACTACGCAGTGGTAGAGGTGGACGACCCCGACAACCAAAACCCCGTGCGAGTCCTCGCAGTTCGTCGTGACTACGACGCCGCGGTTGAAGCCATAGGTCGGGCTGTCAAGCATGGTGGTGTGGATAGGACGGTGCTCATGCAACAAACCGAGAAGGGGTTGCGTCACATCTCCTTCGTGTTGCCCGAGTCCCTCCTCACTGAGAACCCCTACGAGATCCAACAGGATGGCGACAAGTGGAAGGTGGTCAACAAGGAGACAGGGAAGGTTCACGGAACCCACTCCTCGAAGGCGAAGGCAAAGAAGCACCTCGCGGCACTGTACGCGAACGTGAAGGAAGCTAGGCACATCGAACCCGAGCGGATGTTGGCCATCCCCGAGGGCGACTCCCTTCAAGCCTTCCGAGTGTTGGGTGATGCAGGGTTCGAGTTCAAAGACGAGGGTTCCAAAGACGGTCACACTATTATATGGTTCCACTCACCTGAGGACCTGGAGAGCGCGAAACGTCTCCTCGACGACCATGGACTCTCCTATCGGGTGGAGGAACAGGTTGGTGAGGTTGTGGGGGAGGACAACCTCAAGGAGAGTCGTTGCCCAAAGTGTGGTGGTCCACTCCGTCCTACCCCTGGCGACCCCGACGAGTGGTGCTGTGCCGACTGCGGGATGTGCTTCAGGCGGTCGGAGTTGAGCGACTATGGTGTCACGAACATCGGTCGGGAACCAAGGGAGGAGGACCTTGACACAAGGCGTGTTTGGGGTAGTGATGTACACGTGGGTGATAAGGTGATGGTAAGAGATCTCTACTACGGGAGTGGTGGACACCTCCCGGGCGTTGTAACTGACGTTGTATTGGCTGGTCAGTCTGACGTCCCGGGGGACGCACAACCTGTTACCCTCCTCAGGATCGACATCGACCAGGTGGAAGCGGACCTGTACGGGATCGGGAACCCGATGGAGATCGAGGAACCGTTCAAGTCCACGGAGCAGGTGGGTGGTTTGCTGACAGTCGAGTCGAAAGTGGAGGAAGAACTCTCAGTTCAGAAGAGATGGGTACGTATGTTGAGGAAGGCGGGTTGCAAGTGCCCCGATCCTCTTTTGTTGGGTTACCGAGCGGACGAGTCGGGTAAGATAACCTCCGTGAAGTGTAGAATCTGTAACACGGAGGTGCCCGTAACTACGAACATGAAGTTCAGTGCGGGACTCGATAGACCGGTAAGGGGTTATCACAAACAAGAAGCTCGTCGCGAACCCTCCAACACGGTACGGTGCCAGGCGTGTGACGAGCAGGTCGTACCTGACGAGCACGGAAGGTGTCCCAACTGCGGTTTTGTGATTCCGACTAGTGAGCGATCGGGTATCAGTCGCTCCGCTCTTTCAAGTTGGGCGAAAGGTCTCCCCTGGTATGAGCGTGTGGTTGGGTTGTTGGACCAGTACTCACGTGCGAAGGAAGCGGGTGAACCCGTTGAGGAGTTGAGAGCGAAACTTATGGATCTGGGAGTCGCTAACCCAGATGAGGTCCTCGGTGAGGAAGGAGGTTCAACCACCGAAGTGGAGCAGCAGAAGCAGGGTACCTGCCCGAGGTGTGGGTCTTCTAGCCTAATGGACGTCAACGACCCCGAAGAGGGGACAATAATTCGTTGCAACGACTGCTACTACCAAGGTGGTGTGGAAGAGTTCTACCAACCCGACAATGGTGAACCAACCACCGAGTCCCGGTTCTCCGTGCTCACGAAGGACATCACCCCTACCATACCACCTGACGACGCACTCACCAACCTGGAGGTGATCGCGAAGGAACTCGGTGGGAGGGTTACCGGTCACAGCGTGGGATGGATCGAGTTCCTCGTTCCGAGCGACAAAGCGGAGGAGTTCAGGTCGCGTGTGAGGAAACTCGGTGGGAAGGCTTACCTGAAACTCCGTCCCGCGCAATACGCACCCGAGGAGGAATCCATCGAGGGGGCGGTCGACCAAATCCTCAAGGAGAAGACCGACGTTAAGACACCTCACGGTGACTGGTACTCGTTCACAACCCCCGAGTGCGAGGAGTTTCTCCGTGAGGTCGACTCCGCTGGGATAGAGGCTGCAGCAGCGTATCTGAGGCACGTTCGTCGTCTGCTACCCACTCACGAAGCACCCACAGTTGCCCAGGCGCTGTTGGCGAAGTTGAGACCTCACACGAGGGACCAGGGTAGGCAAGTGCAGGGTGGGTATCCACAACCCGGTTACCCACTAGGTGGTCAGGGTTGGTAGAGGTAACGTAACATGGCAAAGAACGAGATCCAGAAAGCGGTCGACCGGTTGGTGGGTGAACAGGGACCACCCGAGGGTGGTGGATCACAACCCTACGACGAGGTGGTAGCCAAGGTGGGGGAGATCAAACATGCGCTCGACCATCTGGTGAGTCTCATCGACAGGGACATCAATCTAGGTTCAGGTCAAGCACTACTCAACGACCTGGACCGGATTCTGCAAGACGTGCAATCGGTTGCCGGAATGGGTGGTGACTAGTAGGAGTGCTCCGATGTCACGCGACGAGATCAAGAAAGCGGTCGACCCGTTGACCGAGGGGTTTGGCTCTCCCAAGTCCACTGAGTGCTCACCCGGTGACGAGGTCCTCAAACGTGCTTACACCCAGTACGTGAGGGACGGGAACGAATTCAGCCCAGTCGGTCCCGTCGTCCTGAGTCCCGCACTCCAGGAGTTCGGTTACAAGGTGGTCACCACCTGTGAGGGACCGAAGTTCATCAAGGTGAAACCGAGGACGGACGAGCTCCTCGAGTTCCCGAACACCGCGATGGACAAGGTCATCGCTGAGGTCACTACGTTCTGGACCCTCAAGCCGAACTTCCAGAAGCTCGGGTTCCTCCACAACAGAGGCATCCTCCTTTACGGCCCTCCTGGGACAGGAAAGTCATGTCTCATCCAGCAGGTCGCGGAGAGGATGATCAAGAGAGGTGACGTGGTGTTCTTCGCTCGCGACCTCAGCAGCCTTATCGAGTGTCTCAAGGCGTTCCGCCAGGTCGAACCCGATAGGAAGGTTGTCGTGGTCCTCGAGGATTTGGACGAGTATGTGGGCTACAGCGAGCACTCCCTGTTGCAACTCCTAGACGGTGACAACAGCGTCGACAACGTCCTCTACCTCGGGAGCACGAACTACATAGAGAAGTTCCCTCCGAGGTTGCTCCGTCCGGGGAGGTTCGATAGGAAGGTCTTCTTCGGTACGCTTCCTGCCGAGGGAAGGAAGGCGTACCTCAGCCACAAACTCAAGGGTGTGGTCGAGGACGAGGCCATTGACGACCTCGTGAAGAAGACGGACGGGTTCTCGTTCGGTCACCTTAGGGAGTTTGTCATCGCCTCTTTTGCGTTTGGCGAACCAGTTGACGAGGTTGTCAAGCGCCTTAGGTCCTCCCCCTCCGACAAGTTGCCCTCCAGGTTGGGTCTCCTCTCCATCGGGGAGGACAAGAAGGCACACTACGAGGAACCCAAGGCGGAGACCCTTAAGGAGTCCCTCACAGGGATCTACACTCCCAGGGCGGACGAGGAGACCCTCACACTCGAGCAACTTGTGCCACTCATCCGGAGACCGAAGCGGTTGGAGGAGTTTCTTGTCGACGATATGCGGGGTGAGGTTGTGGCGGCAGACTTCCGCGACCTTGTTGCCGCGTTTCAGGGTGAGGACGAGGTAGCACCCATCATCAGGTCGCTTCACGGTAGGTTTCACAACAAGTCAGGTGGTGTGGCACCCACACCTGAGGAGGAAGAGGAGATCCGTGAGCTCGCACATGATATCTTGCGCGAGCTTCAAAGTGTGGACGAGTCGGGGACCCTCCTCTGTCCCACCTGTAGACACCCGCTGGAGTTCTTCCAAGGTCACGCTCGGTGTCCAACCTGCAAGTGGGAGGGTAACTTCGACCAGACCAAAGGTCCCGGTGAGTCGGTGAAGCGGGAGGGCATCGACTTCGAGTTCACCGACCTCGACCTGGTGGGTTCGGTCAAGGAGGAACTCGCCGACGCGGGTGCCCAACCGAGCAGGTTCGACATCGACAAGACCTCCGGTAGGGTGCAGATGGAGTTTCCCGACACCGAGTCTCAGGAGAAAGCACTCAGGGTAGTCCAACGTCTCGGTGTCCCCTACTCGGTTTACGAATGTAAGCCGACAAAGAGGTGGAGTGACGAGGACTCCATCGAGAGTGCTGTCGACAAGGTGTTGGGTGAGCCACAAGAGGACGTCGACCCAGCACACACGGTTGGACCCAACTGGAAGGCCCTCAAACCCACCTACAAAGCTAACGACGGGACGACTTACGCTATCTACGACAACGGTGGCGAACTGGTCGTCTCGAAGTGGGACCCCGACACCGATGCCAAAGAGAGTGTCGCGGAGGTCCCATACAAGTACCAGGACTCCGCTAGCCGTTCTCGTGCACTGCACCAGGTGAGGGAGTATGTGAGAGGCCTATTGGTCGCACGTGGAGGGACGAAGAGCGTGAGTCGTGGTGTGGAACCTCCGCCTCTCGAGTCTCTCCAGACCGAGGTTGTCCACCTCAAGACCGGATCAGGTAAGACACTGTGCGACACCAGTGGCGACCTCGGTCGTAGGTCGCCCACGTACCTCGTCACCTCGGACGTCAACGAGGTGACGTGCACCAAGTGCAAGGCGAAGATGAAACGGAAGGGCAAGAGGGGGAAGGTTAAGAGTGAGAGGTGCTCGCGGTGTAAGTCCACCAACGTTGAGGTTACTCCTCTTGAGGACAGACCCGAGGTGGGAGTTGTAGAGTGCAAGTCGTGTGGGTTCCACCAGCTTGTGGACCAACCCACTCGGTTGGGAGAACGTGTCGAGATCACGGCCGACCACCCCTTGGGCGACAAACTCGCGTTGTGGTTGGACTACAAGGACCCGTTCGACAAGGACACCCTCCTGGGTGCTGGTGACGCGTTAGGTGCTGGACGTCGCGGTTCCTTCGAGATCACACATGTTGACATCATGGAGGACCCAATTGCGCAATTTCGTCCCCAGAACTTGTACTACCTGAGGGGAAAGGTCGACTCCACCGAGGGGATACAATACTTTGCGATGATGTACGGGACGGACGAGGGTCCGAGGTGGTACACGTTCGCGATCTCGCCCAACGCGAGCGACCTACCGAGCATGGAGGACATGGCTGCGGAGGGTGGTAACCCTCCTGAGGAACCACTCAGTGGAGTTCCACCCCACGGGGTTGGGGATGCCATCGAACGGGCAGTCGACAAGGTCCTAGCCGAACAAGGTCCCGCAATCCACTCGAAGTGTGTCTACTACGGGTCGAACCCTCAGAGGGAGGGTTGGGGTAAGTGCTCGAACCCCGACTCCGGTTCCACCGACGTGAAGGGAGACCAACCCGCGTGTAGCAAGTTCGGTCCCCGCAAGGAGGAGTCCACCAGACAGGTGAGGGAACAGGAGGGTGAACCTACACCACCCAAGAAGGACGAGAAACCCACAGTGTGGGTCGCTCGGCACAAGAGACTCGCGGTACCCGAGCAGTTCGACACTCTAGTGAAGGACCACGGTGGGAAGGTTGTGGTGGACGACGTGAACCTCAACACCGTCGCCATAGAATTCACTACCCAGGAGAAGGCGGAGGAGTTCTCCCAGATGTGGACCAACGTAACGGGTGAGACGCCGAACCTCAACTTCTCCCACCAACCACCCGAGTACGAACCGGGTAAGGAGCCGAAAAGTGGCACGTAACGAGATCCGGAAGGCGGTTGACCGTCTGGTGGGTGAACAGGAGTCACCCACACAGGATCCCTCACCAACCCCACGTTTGCGGACGCACGGTCGCAAACTCATCCCACCTCCGGACTCTGAGGAACCTGTTCCCACTCGTCCGTGGGCAACAGGTGAACCCTCTGGTCTCCTTACGAAGGGTGGCCATAGGATCCTCTACGCGGGTTCGGAGGACGCTGGTGAACTCACGTTCTCGGTTACCATCCCGGTTACGGCTCGTGTTAGGAAGTCCCTCCACGTGGACGTCAAGACAAAGGAACCGACCGACGACGTCGAGTTCGAACTCGACTACGACAGGGAGACGATGGAAGCGGCAATCGCACCACAGGTTCACGCCGCGTTGGAGGAGTTGGTGGGAATGAAGCTCAACCAGGTGGGTGGTGGCAGGATGATCACCTTCCCGAGGGGTGGCAGGAACTTCGAGTCGACGTGGTAGGAGTGTGTGATGGTGGACCCCAGAACGGTCAAACAAGTGGTCGACAACCTCGTTCGCGAGCAAGAGGGTGGACCTAGTCGGTTCGTTCCCAACAGTTTGGCGATTTGTACTGCGGAGGAAATTGCCCAATGGGTGGGTGTGCACCACGACCCAGCATTGTTTGGTCCCGTTTACGACCAAGCGAGGATCATCGTGAAGCGTGCTCTTGAAAAGGCCTACAAGTTGGGTTGGGAGGACAGTAGGGACGAGCACACGCTTAGTTGGTAGGTTGGCTGGGGGTGAACGGAATGGCACGAAACGAGATCGAGAACGCGGTCGACTCGTTGGTGAACGAGCAGGACGTACACGTTCTGAAGTTGGGTGGTTGGTCCGTCTACCGTGAGCGTACCGCTGACGGTTGGAGGTACTACGTGACGAACCTGGGTCCGCCAAAGGTGTACCTCTACGTCAGGGGTGATGCTGACGTGGCAGCGAACCTTGCGAGTAACCTGTCTCGTGGTGTTATCGATGTCCAGGTCGAGTAAGATCACCGAACTGGTGGACGAGTTGCTAGAGGGTGGGTGTGTGCCACCACCCTCACCCGACATGGTGTCTCCGAAGGTCGACAAGGAGTATGTTCAGAACGTCGGTACCTCCGCGAGGGACTCACTCCATTGGGTGGAGTCGAGGGTGAAGGAACTCTCGGGGTACCTACACGACAAGAAGTTGGGTCCCAAGGTGAGAGACGCCGTGTGGGAGGAGTTGGGTGTGACTTATTTGGTGCTGGAGAGGTTGAGGACCCTACTCAGGAGCATCCAGAGGTGACCTCTCCCAAGGTCCAAGCGATTCGGGACGCAGCGGGTACCTTGACCGGGTGGGTATTCTTCTGTCCCGCGTGTGGGTTCCACCACAAGTTCTCTACCGAGTGGACCTTCAACTGTGACCTCGAGAGACCAACTTTCTCGCCCTCCCTCGTGGTGAGGTACCCGATAGACGGTGCCGGGAAGGTGTGCCACCTGACAGTGACGGACGGCGTGATAAAGTTCCTCCCCGACTGTACCCACGCCATGGCGGGACAGGACTCCCTGATGGTGGATATCCACTCCGTGTAGGAGGTGAGTCGTGGCAAAAGGTGAGGTCGCGAGAGCGGTTGACAAGATCCTTGGTAACGGTCAGCAGGTTGACGAGGCGACCGAGAGGGAGTTTCAGTCCATGCTTGCGAGGGTGGTTAAGCAGTTGACCACGATCGGACGTGTTACGTCACGTGGCGTCTCGGGAACGTTCTACGGTGTCGCACTTGGTGCACTCAAGGTGGTCTACCGCCTCCTTGATGAGGTTCTCGCAGCGATGGGGAAGTAGGAAAATCTGGTACCCCTCTTGATTCCTTGAGGGTGAGACCATATAATATAAGATGAGGTGTGCGCGTGAGACCACACGAGAGGGTACAACTCACATGGGAGGGAATCGTGGACCACATAGTGGAGGTTGCCGGGGTCGATGAGTTCAAACTCATCACCGACCACATGGGTCTCGCTCACAGCGTTGCGAAGAAGTACGTCGCCCTCGGGATGAAGTACGGGTACGCCTACGAGGACCTCGTCCAGATCGGTCTGGTGGGGTTGATAAAGGCTGCGAAGAAAGCAGTCTCGGGTGAGTTCGACCCCACCAGAGTCAAGTTCTCAACCTACGCCTACAAGGCCATCTGGAACGAGATCATGTGCGAACTCGACTCCGCACGGAGGTTCAAGCGGTACGTTGACATCGCACGCATGCATGGGTACCCACCCATCCTCACGCAGCAACCCGAACCTGTTTCCACCATAGGAGAGAGTCAGTGAGGAACGGACTCAGTGCGGAGGTGACGTGTTTGGGTGACCTGAGGTGTCCCCACTGTGGGAACATCATCGTCACACCCGCGTACGAGAGCGGGAGACCCTATAAGGTCCTCCCCGGTGAGGCAACCTGCATCATCTGCTCCAGAAAATTCGAGGTTACGGAAGCGACCTCGAAGTTGGCCAACAAAAGGTTGTCCCTCCCTTTGGATGACCTCCGTGGCACTCTCGAGGAACTACTGAGGGACGAAGGAGGAACGACAGATGCCGAACCCGAAAGACCTGTTGGGTGAAGGCGAGACAAGTGCGTTGGAGAGCATCCTCTCCTGTGGCGAACCCATCGAGGGTCGCCCGAAGGGAAAGGGTGTCACCGAGGGTCTAGTCCACGACTGGGTCCTCCAAAGAGTGGGCACCGCGATCGGCGAACTGGGTGTCCAGCTCGACCCCAGTGTGGTAGCCAACGTGGAGGACTCGGTGTGGCAGCAAGCGTTGGCTGGGAGACTCGGTGATGGGACACCTAGTGAGGTTACCGGGCAGGCGATCTTCGACCTGGTGAAGGAGTTGACCACGAACCTCCCGAAGGTGAGTTTGACCCCTCCGGTCGAACTCCCTCCCGCTGAGGAACCTCTACCCGAACCGCCACCTGAGGAACCCCATTCGGTGGGCGAACCCTCAACAGGAGAGGTCCCTCCTGAGGAGGAACCCCACACAGTAGGTGAACAAGGAGGCGACGTGTACCTCCCCTCTCGCCGTCCTCCGGTCGACCCCGCACAGTTCAGGTGGGTGACGAAGGAACAACGACTCACCGCAGCGTTCGGTACACAGGAGGAAGCCGAAAAGGTGAGGTTGAGTATGGGTGAGGTGTTGAACAGTGTAACCCTCCCGTGGAAGGCTTCCGTGGTTCCCTTTGACGAGGACACACCCGACAAGTTCCTCGTCCGTGTGGAGATCCCCATCGAGGAGGTCAAACTTAGAGACCCCGACGACATGGGGTGGTTCAAGGCTCACTCCTCGTTCCTCGTCGGGAAGGAGTATGTGGGTGGAGGAACCACACATCCCTCGATCCTCAACCTGAAAGGTGCGACGGTGAAGGTCCAGCAACTCGCGAAGGCAACACAGCGGGAAGGTCGTTCCAGACTTCGTGAGCAACCCACGGATCCCGAGCGGGGGTTGGGATACATCATACCCAAGACTCTAAGGGCGATCCGTAACGGTGTCCCTCCCGATGTGGCGTTCGTCCTCGCGTGTGAGGACGAGAACTACTATGGTGACAGGGCGGACATCCGTGCGGGCCGTGAACGCGCTGCCGAGATACTCAAAATCGAGCACGACGTCGATGTGGGCGACCCACACAAGGAACCCACGAAGGCTATGCGTGACATGTACCAGGACAAGTTCCACCACTCGAGTGAGGGTCGCACACCCTTCACCCGACGTGGTGTGAGTGACGCAGTTGTCCAGGCTACCCTCGATAAGGGTTTGGAAGCTGGTGTGGACAAACTGCTGGACGAACGGTCGGGTCTGCTCCATCGGGTAAGGGAGCAAGGAGGTGAACCCGCGTTCGAGTGTCCCTACTGCGGTTCCGACCAAGTGAGTTTCCTGCCGGGAGGCGATGCACACTGCGCGGCATGTGGCAAGGACATTGTGGGTGATGACGTGATCACGAAGACACCAAGAGAACAGGAGGGTGAACCTACACCCACTGGTTCCGGAGCGTTCAACCCTGAAACCGACCCCAGACGACCTAGGGTGAGACTCGTGGGTACCGACGGCAACGCTTTCGCCCTCCTCGGGAAGATGCGTGTTGCACTCAGGAAGGCGGGATACAAACCGGAGGAGATCAAGTTGTTCCTTGACGACGCGATGGGTGGTGACTACAATCACCTCTTGCAGACCTGCATGAAGTGGGCTGACGTGGATTGAGGGTTAGGACGCACTAGCGCACTCGGAGAGAGTGCGTGGTGGTCGTCCACAACATACAGAAGGGAGAGTACGATGAAAGCGTTGCTGTGGGGAGTGTGGTTGGCATTGGCGATCGTTGCGATCGTCCTCGTCAACCTCAGCACGGGTCCGCCGACTGAGTCGGCGACACAAGTGGTAATGGTCGGTTGGACGGACACCGCGACCCAGAAAGGTGTAACCGACATTTGGGACAGAGCGCTGGTGTCACTCCTCGACCAACCCACTACGTTGCATCAGGTGATCGACCAATTGCAAACGGTATGCAAATTCCAGGTCGCGTCCAGCGACAACGGCGCCAGAAAGGTACGGTACCACCTTCTGTGTTTTCACTCACCGTTGGGTGAGTGTACACTAATTGGGTAGCACGATCAACAGCGACGTTGCACTGTGGGACCTCTCGCGAGAGGGGTCCTACGGTCTGACGTTGCGAGGAGCGGGAGGGTAGTATGAGTAGGTGGAAGAGGAAACACCACCCGGACTCGTGCCCGGCGTGCGGTCACACCCATCATGGGCAGACACGTGAACACAACTGGTTGACGTGCAGGCGGTGTGGCTTGTTGCGTAAGGCTCGTACCGAGGTGAGGGAGGGTGGGCAATGATCGACCTGGTGAACGACATTCTCGACGTCCCCGCTGCACAAGCGACCATCCTCCAGGATAGGGAGACCAACTCTCTCCAGCGGACGTTCGTGTTCAGGAACCTCACACCTAACACCCTGACGCTTATCATCCAGGAGTCTCTCGACGGGGCTGCCTGGACGACCGTTGGTGTGTCTTTCACAGTGGGTCCCGCCGGTGCCGGTGCGGACATAGTGGTCAAGAATACCACGAGTGGGAACCTCTTGCGGGTGAGGGGACAAGCGGGTGGTGCTGACAGGGATCTCGAGGTCACCCTGTTGAGGCTCTACGCAGACACGAACCACATCTGGGCTTCACCGTTGGTGTAGCCGATACAAGGAGTGGTGTGGAACCCGTACCCAAGTGGTCTCCCACTGGTACGGTGGACTTGTTGGTTAGGTAGGAGGCACAGCCTTGTTAGCAAAGGTCTCGGTGGGTTTCGCTGGCAACCTCAACGTTTGTACCACCATCGTAGACGCCACAGGCCAGAGGGTGGACCCCGACTCGTGTATCGCGAGGGTCTACAGTGTGGACCTAGTGGGTGGCGGACTCACGCTGCTAGTTCAACTTGTCCTTGCACAGTTGGATGGGCAGGTTGGTTACTGGGGTGCACCTCTGGACATCTCCGACTACCCCGTTGGTGTCTACCACGTTCTGTTCGTGGCAGTGATAGGAGGGATCACAAGTGTCCTCTCCGACACGTTCGTGGTCGGGATTGAGGGTGGTGTGGGCGCACCCACGATAACGGTGCGACCTGGACCTCAGGTGAACCTGAACGGACCCGCATAGCGTGGGACTCCATGGTGTCAAACCCGACGACCCTTTCCTCGTGGGTGAGGAGGGTCAGTGTCTGGTCATCGGGTTAATGGGGAAGACCACACTGGGTGGTCGCCAGTTAAGGATAGGTACCGGTGGTTGCGAGGTCGGGTGCGAGGTTACTTGCGAGGTCGGGTGCGAGGTTACTTGCGAGGTCGGGTGCGAGGTTACTTGCGAGGTCGGGTGCGAGGTTACTTGCGAGGTCGGGTGCGAGGTCGCGTGTGAGGCCACCTGCCAACTCCACTGTCAGTCCGGTTGCGAATTCCAGGGTTGTCAAACCGAGTGTGAGGTGTCTTGTCAGGCCCACTGTCAGAGCGGATGCGAGACCGAGTGTGAGAATACCTGCCAGAACATCTGTCAGCTCGGTGGTTGTCAGGCACAATGTGAACTCAGTAGTTGTCAGGAGGTGTGTGAGACCACATGCCAAGGTTCCTGTCAGCTCGGTGGTTGTGAGACCGAGTGTGAGAATACTTGCCAGAACACCTGTCAACTCGGTTGTGAGGTAGTGTGTGAGGCCGATTGCCAAGCAACCTGCCAACTCACCTGCCAGTTCAGTTGTGAGGTTGCTTGTGAAGCCGAGTGCCAAGCAGGTTGCGAACTTGGTGGTTGTCAAGAAACGTGTGAGACCACCTGCCAGAACATCTGTCAGCTCGGTGGTTGTCAGGCACAATGTGAACTCAGTAGTTGTGAGGAGTTGTGTGAGAACACCTGCCAGAACACCTGTCAGCTCGGTGGTTGTGAGACCGAGTGTGAGAATACTTGCCAGACAGCCTGTCAACTCAGTAGTTGTGAGGTGGCTTGTCAGGTCCATTGCCAGAACACCTGCGAACTCGGTGGATGCGAGACCAAGTGTGAGAATTTCTGCGAAGCAACCTGCCAAGTAACCTGCCAGTCCAGTTGCGAGGTTGCTTGTGAAGCCGAGTGCCAAGCAGGTTGCGAACTCGGTGGTTGTCAGGAGGTGTGTGAGACCATATGCCAAGGTTTCTGTCAGCTCAGTGGTTGTGAGATCGAGTGTGAGAACATCTGCCAGACAGCCTGTCAGCTCGGTGGTTGTCAGGTGGCTTGTCAGGCCTATTGTCAGCTCGGTGGTTGTGAGGTGGTGTGTGAGAATACTTGCCAAGCAACCTGCCAAGTAACCTGCCAGTCCGGTTGCGAACTCGGTGGTTGTGAAGACGAGTGTGAGACCGTGGTACAACCGTAAGGGGACATAGACGTGGGTTCACCACCTGTCACCAGAGAGGAATGTGTGGGGACACACAGAACACTGGACGAGACGATCGGTAGGTTGTACGACAAGTTGAACACCAAGGTCCCCTGGAGTGTAGTCATCACCCTCTCCCTTGTCGCCGTCTCGGGTATTGTGGGTAGTTACCTTCTCATGCAACGGGGTGTGGACGAGGCGAACGCCTATGTTGTGCAACTGAAGGTCGAGCAGGCATCCCTGGTTGCCGAGATCAAGTCGTTGACCAAATCTGTGGACAGCCTCGATGGGACAATCAAAAAACTCAACACCTCCGGTGGGAGTGTGAAGTTGAGTGCACCCCCTTCCGGTGGTGAACCAGGAAACTCGTAAGGAGAGAGAACATGTTCGATTGGAGTGATGCAGGGTTGACCGCCCTAGTTGTGGTGGTGCTTCAAGCCACGAAGCTGATCCAGTGGGTTAAGGACCACACCGGGATACTTCCCCTCGCGTCTCTTGCCCTTGGCGTCCTGTCGGTTGTCGTTCGGGACGTGATCTGGAGCACCCTCCCTGTAACCCTGGACGACGTCAGGATCGGGCTCTTCATTGGTGCGGCAGCGATCGCAACGTACAACGTGGCAGCGAAGACCGTGATTCCCGCTGCGATCAAGTCGTTCACCTAAACTAGGTGTGGAAGGAACAAGGAGAGGAAAAGAAAGGTAGGTGTACCATGAGGAAAACTGTGGTTGTGTTGGCGTTCCTCACGTTGTTTGTGGTGGGGTGTCTGGAGCCCCTGGCGGTGCGGCAGTCCGACGCGTGGATCGGGATGGGTATCAAGACCTATGCCGTCAACAACCATGAGATTCAGGACGGGTGGGCCAAAATCTACACGATGGCACGCGAGGCTGACGCCGACTACACTACGCAGAAGGTCATCGACAAACTGAAGACCCTGAACCTGACACCCGAGAGGATGGAGATCGAGGTCAAGAGCCTGATCGCACACCGGGACAAGGTGAAGGCCGACACGGTCGGTGTCATCAAGAAAATGCAAGAGGCCCAGGACAAGAATGACGCGGAACTGGCGAAGGTCCTGGTGCTGAAAGGCAAGGTGTCGGAGTGGATGGGAGCGGGCATGACGACCGAGGCGATACCAGCGATCACCCGGGAGGTCGTCAACCTGGTGCGGACGTTCTATCCCGAGAAGCCTCCTGCGGCAAGTCCGTAGCCGGACCGTTTGAGCTGTTGAATTGAAACCCTATCCAAGAACCCAAACAGGAGGCATGCGATGAGTCAGAATCCAGGTGAAGGCACGGTGGCGGACGGCGAGTTCGCACACATGGACACGACAGCGCAACAGGCGCTGGTCGCGAAGATCGAGGCGGCGCTCGCGCAGGTGTCGGACGAGGAATTGGCGACGCTCTGCCAGGCTGTGGAGGTCGAGATCGGCAACAAGCACGCGGCGGCTGAGGCGGTCGCCGCCATGAAGGCAGGTATCGAGGCGATCAAGCAGATCGCCCCGCTGGCGGCGTTACTGCTGTAGACCGTGCTGCCACAGGTGCGTAGTACCCTCACCTCGAACGTAGTCGTGGTTGGGTTAGGAGAGAGATGTGCTACCTCGAACACCCACGTCACTCCGTTTGCCCACCCACATACTTGTCCTCGCACCGCACACCAGAGGGAGACCTTGCCGCTTCACTGTACCATCCTGATGCCTGCGTACAACACCGCACCCTACGTCGGTGACGCTATCCAATCAGCTCTTCAGCAGACCTACCGGGACTTCGACGTGCTCGTGGTTGACGACGGCTCGACCGACGGTACGGACCGCGCTGTCGAGCGACTGATGGTGGGTAAGCCGGTCTCGATGTTGCGACTACCTCATCGTGGTCTACCTACCGCACTCGCGGAGGGGATTAGGTATGCACAAGGACCCGTCCTAACGTTCGTGGGTTCGGACGATCTCTTGGAACCCCACAGTTTGGAGTGTGTCGTGCCCCTCTTTGGGAGAGACCCTGACCTAGGTTATGCGTGGAGCAGGTGGCGGTTTTACAACGACCATGTTCACACAGGTTGGTCACACAACCTCCCACCGGGTCGGACTCTCTGGCAAGCTGTCTGCCTTGACGGGTGGTGGAAGGCCAGTTGCCAGCAGTTTTTCTCCAAACACTGGTATGAGAAGTCGCGTGGTCTCGATGTGTCGATCCCCTACGCGGTTGACCTTCAACTGGCTGTCATTGTGGCCGAGACGGGTTGTCGGGTGTTCTGGGTGGACCACATGACCTACATCTACCGGTCCTCCAGACCGGGTAGTATCAGTTCCACTCTTGGTGGGGAACAGAAGAAATGTGCCCACCGTATCGTGGCGGCGTCGCTTGAGCGGATGAAGGGGCAGACATGCGCGTCCTGATTCTAGCGCCACACACGGATGATGGTGAATTCGGTTGTGGTGGGACGGTGCACCGATTGATCCGCGAGGGTCACAACGTCCACTATGTTGCACTCTCCGCTGCTGAGACCAGTTTATCCGCACAGTGGTCTCCCAACACCCTTCGGGATGAGGTGATTCAAGCGACTCGCATCCTGGGTGTCCAGGTGGGGTGTGTACAAGTGAAGGACTTCCCAGTACGGAACTTCCCATCCTTTCGGCAAGCGATCCTAGAGGTACTGGTCGCTCTCCAGGGGTCGCTCCAACCCGACATGGTTTTCATCCCGAGCACCGACGACACCCACCAGGACCACCAGGTCGTCTCCCATGAGGGTTTTCGTGCCTTCAAACGGACGACCTTGGTGGGGTATGAACTACCGTGGAACAACCTGACCTTCAAGGCTTCCTTCTTCGTTCGACTGTCACCTGAAGACGTTGGGCGGAAAGTTGAGGCCATACATGCCTACCGTAGTCAGGCTGACCACCTTTACACCACAGAGGACTTTCTGAGGGGTCTCGCCAGGGTTCGTGGGGTGCAAATTGGAGCGGGTTACGCTGAGGCGTTCGAGGTGCTACGGTGGATCATCTAACAGTGACGGGTGGACACACGTTCGACATGGACCGTAAGATTGTCCTGTCCTGTTACGACAAGTTGCTCGCCGAGGCGGCACCCGGACCCGGACTGGTCGGTTGGCACAATGTTGAGTCCCAGCAGGTTCGTTTTAGAGTGTTGTGCGGTGTTGGTGAGGTATCGTGTCGGACATCGATCCTGGATGTGGGTTGTGGTGATGGTGCTCTGTACAGGTTTTTGTGCATGTTGAACCTGCGACCGAAGCGCTACCTCGGTATCGACATCCACGAGGGACTTGTGCGGTTGGCGCAATCTCACTTTCCCCCACCTGCCGACTTCTGTGTTCGAGACCTTTGCCAGCAACCGTTCGATCGAGAGTTTGACTACGTTGTGGCATCCGGTATCTTCAACCTGAGGACCCCCAACGGGCAGCGGTGGATGGAACAAACACTACGTGAGATGTTCAGCGCTTGCCGTTTGGGTGTGTCGGTCAACTTCCTTAGTGAGTGGACACCCTTCAAGCGAGACACCGAGTCCTGGTACCACTCCCCACTAACCACCTTGCAGTGGGTTCACCACGTGTTGAGTCCGAACGTCTCGTTGAGGCACGACTACAGGGGTAACGACTTTACTCTGTATATCTACAAGGAACCACTCGCGTGAGAGTTGCCATCCACCAACCGAACTTTCTCCCGTGGTTGGGGTTCTTCCACAAGGCACTCCACGTGGACGTGTTTGTGTTGTTGGACGACATTGTGTTTACCAACAGCCCAAAGTACGAGAACCACGCTCTCCTCCGGGTCCCGAGTGGTACTTGTATGTTGACATTGCCGCTTTCCCACCACTGTGGGTGTTTGTTCAACGAGGTGACCATTGTGGGGGTGAACACCGCGAAGTTGCTCCGCACCGTCCGTAACGCCTACGCCAAAGCACCCTTCTTCACCCACTTGTGGCCACACCTAGAGGGTTTGTTTCTGCGAAGGGAGAAGAACCTGGTCGTGTTGAACACGTCGTTGATCGAGTGGGTGGTCTCTTTGCTGGGGGGTCCGAAGTTGGTCCGCAGTTCCGCACTCGGGTGTGGATCCGGTGAGGGTGGCACTCAAAGGATTGTGCGGTTGTGTAGGATTCTGGGTGCGACAACATACCTAAGCGGGCGTGGTAAGGGATCCGCACGCTACGTCCAACCTGAGGTGTTCGAGACCGCTGGTGTGAAGGTGGAGTGGCAGGAGTTCACCCACCCCACCTACAAGCAACTCAGCGACCCGTTCATCCCCGGGTTGTCTATCGTCGACCTGCTGTTCAACCACGGACAGAATGAGGGTCGCTCCATCCTCATGGGAGGTTGAGATGAGGACTCAAGTAGAGAAGGATTCCGAGGAACTCACGGTCGCACTGTTCACCGCTTGTCAAGACGCCGTTGCGGACAAGTTACGAGTCTTCCCCAAATACGTCACTCGTCAGAGCCTGGCACGGTTCCTGTCGTACTACGAGTTGATGAGGATGGTGCTCCCCGTTGAGGGGTCGATCGTGGAGTGTGGGGTGTTCCGTGGTGGTGGACTTATGGCTTGGGCAAAGCTGAGTGCTATCCTCGAACCCACTAACTGGCGTCGTCAGGTGGTCGGTTTTGACACCTTCGAGGGTTTCCCCAGTACCCAACCCCAGGACGTCGGGACGAGACCCGAGTTGGTCCAACCGGGTCAGGTGTGTTCGAACTCCTACGACGAGTTGACCGCGTTGGTTACTGCTTTCGACAAGGATAGGTTTCTCGGTCACATGCCCAAGGTCAGGTTGATTCGTGGTGACGCTACGAAACTGATCCCCATGTTCGTTCCAAACAACCCACACTTCGTCGTGGCTTTGCTCTACTTGGACTTCGACCTGTACGAACCCACACGTGTGGCTCTGCAGTGCTTTGTCCCGAGGATGCCACTGGGTGGTGTTCTGGTGTTCGATAACATTAACCACCCCTACTGGCCGGGTGAGACGTTGGCTGTGGACGAGGTGCTCGGGATTGGCAAACTCCGTATCCGAAGGTTCCCTAGCGACCCGTCCCTCTGTTACGCGGTGAAGGAGTAGACTACTTTGATGCGGGTTTCTTTGGTGTTACTCACTCGGAACGACCGCGCGGATTGGTTTCATACAGCGCTGAACGCCTGTCTGGTTCAGGTGGGAGTCGAGTTGGACCTCATTGTGTCCACAGTGAAGGATGACCCGTCGATTCCTTCGACCCAGAAGTGTGGTGCTCGGTTGGTGGTAGACCAGGATCCCGAACCTCCTTGTGCCCACCAAGCGTTTCGCCAACTGAATGCTGGTCTTGCCGTTGCACGCGGCGACTACATGACGATCACCTCGGGTAACGATTGCCTCCTACCAACCAAGTGCTTGGATGAGGCGACCCTCTGTACTAGAGGTCAGGGTGTGTGTTACTCCGCGTTTTACGCTGCTAACGAGAACCTGGTGGTGTATCGGACCGAAGTGAGTTGGCCTTACGACTACAAGCGGCACCTCCAAGGGAACTTCGTGACGGACGACTCGATGATGCACAGGCGTGTCTGGGAGAAGTACGGTCCCTATCGTTTACAGTGGGGTAACTTTTGTAGCTACGACCTCTGGCTCCGCGTCGGTGAGGCGGAACCCCACTGTTTCGTCTACAACCCGAAACCCGAGTGGATTTACCGGTACGACGGTACGTCGAGGCATGTGAGCAAAAAGAAGGACCCTCAGTTGCTAGCGGTTGACGCAAAGGATCGGGCTGCTATGCTAGCTAGCCACCGGAGGTGACAGTGATTGTGAACAGTGCAGGACGTGAGTTCACCGGGAAGGAGTATGATAAGTTCTACAGGAAGGATCGGAAGGATCCCCACTCAACATACTCGCTTGCACCTGAGCAGACCCCCTACGCGGAGATTTGGAGAACTGCGGTGGACTGGATCCGCCCACAAGAACGGATCGCGGATTTTGGGTGCGGGTCGGGTCAATTCGCGCATATGGCCATTGCCGCTGGTCGAAAGTACGTGCTCGGTGTCGACTTTAGTGGTGAGGCGATCAACTGGTCGCGTAACAGGAACCCTGGGTACGACACTGCCTTCCGGGTTGGGAACCTGTGTGACCCTCTGGTCTTCGCATATGCGGAGTACGACGTGGCTGTTCTTTTGGAAACACTGGAGCACATCCTTGGTGACTTGTCGGTCCTGGCTTCTGTTCCTGTCGGTAAGCGTGTGATTCTGTCCGTGCCGTGCTTCCCCTGCGCTTCACACGTTAGGTACTTTGAGTCCCAACAAGCGGTGATCGATCGCTACCAGCCACTCGTCCGGATTCGACGGATTTCAGAGCACTTTCTCGGTCGTAAAGTACGTTCCAAGGTGATCTGGTTGTTGAGTTGCCTAAGGGTCCAGCGGTAAGTGTTTGATGTGAGGTTGGTGTGAAAGTTTACTGGCAGTACGCTGATCACAAGACACTTCTCCCAACTAAGGGTGACTACGTGACCGAGGTTGGGTTGATGCTTGCAGTCAGTAGGTTTGCCGAGGTGTATTACTCAGGGACCAGGTTCGACCAGTCGAGGTCCGACTTCGGTTTGGTCGAGTACCCGGGACCCGTCGAGGATCACGTCCCGTTGGACTGTGACTTGTATTACGTTAGGTCGAGTCCGGGTGTCTTCCGCCGTATCCCGAAGGACAAGTTGAGACTCTGGGTAGCCGACGGTCCGTACGACTGCTACAACAGTGCGGACTATCTTGTGGTGCAGTCGCAGGCATGGGCTGACGACCTGAAAGCGGGTGCGACGTTCTACTGGCTTCCTGAGGAGAGACGACCCCGACCCAACACCGTGGTGTTCTATCAGGTTGTCTACGACGGTTTCCGCCCCCTCCAAAACCACCCCCGAACGCGGTTGATCCGTAGAACGGTGGGTGGTAACTTTGTTGTGGGGCACTTCGGGCGTTTGTGCGCCTCGAGTTACCCGGACGCGTTCCTGCGACTACTGCCGAATCTGGTTCGTGAGTTTCCCGGGTTGAGGTATCTTGTGGCAACCGGGAACAAGCAGCGGAGACTGATGTTACCCGGTTCGACCCCGAACACAGTGGTCACGAGTTACTCTCATGGGGACATCCCATTCGCCATCTCCGCCTGCGACTTGGTTCTGTTGTGTAACCGAGGGCCTGAGTTTGACGTGGTGGGGAGTAACCGGGCACTCGAAGCCTCAGCGTGTGGTGTTCCTATCCTGTGTGCGCGTTCTCGCGCGCGTATGGAATTGTTGGGTGAGGACTACCCGTTGATGGTCCCCCCATTCCACACCGGAAGGCGTGTCTCATTTGACCTGCCTGTGCTTTACCAGACGCTGGTCCGCGTCATGTTGGACAACCCACTGCGTGGTCGACTGTCAGCACAAGTCGCGGTGCAGGCTCAGAGGTTTTCGGTCGAGAATTCAGCACGTCGTATGAAACCGCTGTTTGAGGGGTTGCTGTTTGCACACGGGAAGGGAGTTAAGTGAGGATTCTCCAAGCTAGGGTGTCGGATAGCATTCGGTTCTTCCGGCGACGTTTCCTGGTGAAGTACGGTCTCGTTGACTACCACGACCACGGGCAACCCGCTGTGTTCTTCGGTTGCTACACAAACGCCGACCGTAGTGCCATCCTCAGGAACAATATGTTGGCCGTCCTCATCTGGGGGGGTTCGGATGCCAAGAAGCTCGGTCTTGCGGGCAACAAACGGGTTCTCGAGGCTCCACACGTTCGTCACCTAGCCATATCCCGTTCCATTGTCGAAGACCTGGAGCGGGTTGGTGCTCGGTTTCGCTACCTACCCGTCTACCCCTCCAACCCTACCGGTTTTGTGCCTGTACCCCTCGGACCGTTCGTTTACGTGTACAGCAACCACGATGCGCCAACTGGTTACGGTATGGGTGTGGTGTGGCAGGCGGTCAAACGCTTACCAGATATCCGGTTCATGATCCGTTACTCGTCACCCCCGCACTCCGTGAAACCGGACCAGATGCCTGGAGTTTATGCCCAGTGCTTTATTGGATTGCGTCTTACTGCACACGACGGTCTCTCGAACACCGTCGTCGAACTGGGCTTGATGGGACGGCGCTGTGTTTGGAACGGATGGTTGGCCAACGCGGTTCCCTGGTCCACACTGGACGACGTAATATCGGCTATTTGCGAGGACAGGAGAAAGGTTGGGGTAACCAATGCTGCTCTGGCTGAGGGCGTGCGTAAGGACCTGTTGTTGCCTGGTGAGTGGTTGACGACAGAATTTTGGAGGTGACCACACACCCTCGGTTAGGAGAGTATGTGACGATCCGGATCATCAACATTTGCGGTGTACGCCCGAACTTCATGAAGGTCGCACCCCTTATGGCGGCCTACAAGGAGTTCCCGGAGATCGAGGCTATCCTGGTTCACACCGGGCAACACCTCAACCACAACATGAGCGGGTTGTTCTTCGACGAACTGGGTATCCCACAACCAGACATCAACTTAGGGGTAAGTGCTGGGTCGTGCACATCGCAGACGGCGGAGATCATGAAACTGTTGGAGCCAGTAATCCTTAAACTGTGCCCTCAAGCTGTGCTTGTGGTTGGGGACGTTAACAGCACCGTTGCTGGTGCTTTAACAGCAGCTAGGGTGGGCGTTAAGGTGATTCACGTGGAGGCGGGTCTGCGTAGCTTTGATCGGTCGATGCCTGAGGAGATCAACCGCCTACTTACTGACGTTCTTAGTGACTTTTTGTTCGTTAGCGAACCGAGTGGCCGGAGGAACCTTCGGGTCGAGGGTGTCGCGGACGAGAGGATCTTCTTTGTCGGCAACGTCATGGTTGACACACTCTTGCGGTGTCGTGAACGGGCGGAATCTAGCTGTATCCTCGACCGACTGGGGGTTACAGATCGCGCCTACATTTTGGTAACGTTGCACCGACCATCTAACGTGGACAATCCTCAGGTGCTTTCGAAACTCCTCACCACTTTTGGGCAGATCGCGGAGAGGACACCCGTGGTCTTCCCCATCCACCCACGGACACGCATAAATCTGGCGCGGTTCGGTCTCTCACGCCAGTTGGTTGGTGTGCAACTTATCGACCCACTCGGGTATCTGGACTTCCTCAAACTGATGGCCCATAGCCTTGGGGTGTTCACCGACTCCGGGGGCGTCCAAGAAGAGACGACCATTTTGGGTGTACCTTGTGCAACACTACGTACCAACACTGAGCGACCGATTACCGTCGAGGTGGGTACTAACCAACTTGTGGGTTGTGACCCAAGGGCGATCATGACCGCGCATGACGCTATTCTCCAAGGGGGGTGGCGCGTTGGTCGGATCCCCGAGTTGTGGGATGGGAAGGCTGCCCAACGGATTGCTCGCACCCTTTACGAATCCAACCTGGGTAGTGAGCGCGGATAGAGGGTGGTATGAGCGGGTACTACGACTTGTTGGTCTGTGTTAGGTGTCACGCGTATCCCGCGCTCGTGTTGGACACACTGGATTCGATCCTGCAGTTCACGGGGAGGGGGACCACTAAGGTAGTCTGCGCGGTTGACGGAGGAAACACCAAACTCGCGAAGGTGGTGAGTGGTCTCCTTGGTGAGGAATCTGTGTTCCTATCCCCTCATAGGTGTGGGTGGGGTGCGGGGTTGATGGAACTCCTTCTGTGTTCCATCACGTGGTTCTCCGAGAGGATGTCCTTTGGCCACTTCATGAGTTGCGACTACGACACGCTGTTCATCAAACCTGGGGTTGACCTCGAGGTGTTGGACTACGTAGTCTCTCCCGAGGTCGGGTTGGTTGGTTACTACAATGCTGACAACCTGCACTGGCGGACCATCTTCACCACTGAGAGAGACAAGGTTGCGGCATATGTTGGAGGGATCCCGAGAACGTACCAACCTGGTGAGGGTGTCCAGGGTGGTGGGTTCCTCTTGACTCAGTCGTGTCTGTCGGAGATGAAAAGGAGGGGAATGTTCTCGCCACCTTGGTCTACCCCGAAGGTGTTCACCACCATCGCAGACGACCACCTTATAACACTCTACACGAGGGTGTGTGGTCTCGAGGTGGTTCCTCTCTCGGATAAGTTCCACTTTAGGTGGAGGTTGGGTGGTGATCCTCTCTCGTTCGCGGAGAAGGATGTTGTGGCATTCCACCCCACAAAGATCCGTCCGGAGGTCAAAGATCCGGCGGTCGAGAAGAGGGTGAGGAACTTTTACAGGAACCTACGTGGTAGGGAACCACTCGAGTGATGCGAAGAGTCAACGCGTACAGGGTTAACGGGGACAGTCTTAGTTGCTGGTTCTCCCCCGACGGTGCACTCTCAACCGCACAGTTGGTGGTTGAGAGAAGGGTGAATATGGTTGCAGGTCAACTGCCTGGTCTTAAGGAGGCAAATGTTGGTGAGTACCTCTCCGAGTTGGGTTATCTCCCCAACCACACCCCATTCTGCACCCACATCGGAAAGGTGTTGGGTGAGTACCTGGGTAGGTACAACCAGGTTGTGGAGTCGGTGAGGGACGCGGATGGGGGAGGGTTGACCATAAGTGTCATCCCACGGTACGACAGGAACCTTGCCTGTCCTAGACGGTTGTTCGTCGCGGTCTACACACCCTCACCTGTTGGCGATGTCTCCCTGTTCGGCGTCACGTCCCGTCGTGACGCGGACTTGTTTCTCAAGTGCATCACAAACCCAGTGGTCCACCTAAAGGGTGGAGTATAATCCATCGAACCACCCATGGAGGACGTGCAAGTGGTTGAGGCTCCGAGTGGTCCCACGACTGTAGTTCCTCCCGGACTTGTCCTCGACGACGTGGTCAGGAAGTTGAGTGTCCTGAGGTTGAGTGACTACTATATCGGGAGCAAAGCGGACTACGGGTCGGGCGAGGTGTTTGTGTACTTCAGTGAGAGCGCACCTAAGGAGACCCTCGACGAGTTGAAGACCTCCCTCATGGGAGCGGATAAGGAGGTCTCTCTCAGCGAGTCCGACGAGGAGGGTGCGAAGTGGTGTCTCAAGGTTCGCCAATCGAAACCCAGTACGGACGAACCCCATCTGAAGGGTGGTGTCTCCGTCAACGTTACCCTCTCAGGAAACGTGGACGTGAGCACAAAGGCGAGAGGCGGGTAAGGTGAGCAGACACACGGTAAAGTGTCCCGAGTGCGACCGTCAGGTGGACCTCTCGAAGGTTCGCATGTTGGTCCTCACTGAGGGTGCTCTCCTGGTGTGCCCCGTTTGTGGTGCGGAATTCACTCTCACAGCCACACTTCGGCGCCTTCCTGGGGACGTGTCTCCTGAGGAAGAACCACCCACGGAACCCCCTGATGAGGGTCCTCCCCCTGAAGAGGAACCCTCCGGAGGGGGTGAACCACCTGAAGAGGAACTCCCACCCGAGGAGGAACCTGTTGGTGCGGCACCTGTTGCGGGTGGTGGTGAGAGTACCAGACGTGTACCCGTAACCCGCCCGAAGGTCCTCACGTGTGGTGTGTGTAAGGGGGAGTGGGTGGACACGTTCCGGAGGACCTGTCCTTTCTGTGGCGAAGGGCAGGTCTTGATGAGTGTGAAGACGGTTCGTGCGCGTGCGGAAGAGGCGATAACTGAGGCACTCCGTGGTGTTCCCCCTCGGAGGGTGATCCAACACCTGATGGGTACCCTAGGAAGGGTGCGACCCAATGTCCGAACCCGAAGTCGTAGTTGAGAGGTCGAGGTTTGTGGTTGGACCCACAGGGTTGTACGTGGTAGACGGGGGCGAACTCCCCGTTACCCACTTCGGTGGGATGAGTTTGCACGCACACAACCTCTCCGCTACCCCCATCGACCTCTCCCTCCAAGACAGTGACGATGGGGTGACTTGGTCGGTTCTGTTGTTCAGTGACACTGCGAGTGGGGGTCTCTTGACGAAGAGGATAACGGGTCTCGGCCAGGAAGCGATCCTGTTTGAAACGCGCAGAAGGTACCTCCAGGTTACCGTGAATCCTGGGGTGGAGGAGGGTGTTCTCGTGGTGTTGTCGCAGTTTCCCCCACGGGGACCCCAAGGAGCGGGGTTATATTGATTCTTCCTCCAACTGAACCCCGCCCTGAGGAACTTGTCCTGACGAGAGAACCAGGTCAGGACGTTGTGTTGGCAAGGGTTCCATGGGGTGACAGTTACCTGTTGGACTACCAACTGTTGGGGTTGTACCTAACCCAGTTGGGGTGCCCCGTTGTGGACCACCTGTTGAACCTGCTCTGGAACAGGTTCGCGTTGTGGGTGGGAACAGTGGAGTGGGTTATCAGGGTGGTTCCCAAAACTCACGTGGACGAGAGGTACGGTCATGGCGAGCACGTCTTCACCGCGGCAATTGGTTGAGAGAGACCACCCGCTGGTGTCCCACCACGTGGTGATCGAGAGGGCTAAACCACCCTTGAGCGATAGACTTCGCGCTCGGGGTGTGTTCCAGATGGTGGGGGTCAAGAACGCCAACAACCGAGTCTACCCCGAGAGTGTGTGGAATAGGAACCTCTCACCCGACTCGCCACTCCAGAAGAGGGTCCGAGCGAGACTCGCGCTAGGCGAACTCGAGCACCCCGATACGGGTATCACCCACCTCGAGAGGGTCTCCCACTTGGTGGAGAAGGCGTGGATGGAGTTCCTCGAGGAGGGGAACGAGTACGGTGTTCCCGCGGGGAAGTATGTGCTGGGTGAGTATATGGTGTTGGACACGCCGAGGGGGAAGATCCTCCAGGAACTCCACGCGTGTGGAGTTCCTATTGGTATCTCGTCTAGGGGTAGAGGGGACACTCACAAGGAAGGTGACGTAGATATCGTGGAGGACAACTACGACTGTGACACCTGGGATTGTGTCTACCAACCCTCTGTCGACTACGCATACCCCACACCTGTTGTGTCCGAGAAGTCCACCCACACGTCGCTCCTCAATCGTGCGAAGGAGTTGGTCGAGAGGGTGGGTGGTGACCTCTCGGGTGTGGACACTCTAGCGCTGGTCGAACTGGGTAGCCACCTAGCGTCCACCTCGAGGGCACTCGGTAGTTCGCCCAACCTCTATAAGGAAAGACTCCTGGAGTCCTCCAAGAAGGTGGTAAAAGTGTTGAGGGAACGGAACCTGCGTGGGTTGGTACCTAACAAGGTGTCCCCACCGAACCCCAAACGCGGAGCGATAGCGATGGACAAGCAAGTGGTTGACCTGGTTGAGTCGTTGGCATCCGAGTTGGCTGTCGCGAGGGCACACCCCATGGGTCCTCCCCGAGAGGGTGACCTCAGGAAACGACTCAACGTAACCACGGCGATTGCCGAAGAACTCCTCCAGAGGGTCCGTCAGAGGAAGGTCCTCGAGAAGCGACTAACTGCGACGACCATGCTTGCGGACAGTCTCCTCACGAGGGCAAGGGAGGAGAAGAGGTTGAGACTCCTTCGTGAGCGCCGTTACGGTGCACTGAAGGAAATCACCGAGGAACTACGCCTTAGGTGTAAGGGTCTCCCACTGAAGGGACCCAGCACCAGGGGCGCGAAGACCACCGTTCGGGAGTCGAGACAACCCACCACTCCACCCGCGGTACCGGCGACAAGGCTGGTGGATCCCGCGGAAGGGGTGAGAGGAGTGGACGTCTCAGTGGACAAGGGCAAGGGTGGCACCACCCTAATCGAGAGGTTGTTCCAGAGAGGCTTTTGACCTCCCGTGTGACGGTTGGTTGGGTGCAAGTTGTGTAATTGGTCCAGTGAAGGAGTTGCAAGATGGAACAGCAACCCAAACTCGTGGGAGACCACTTGGCGCTCCTCGAGGAATCACGCGCCATAGGTGTCCGACTCGCGGAGAGGTGGAGCAGCATGCCGGGTTCCGCAATCCGTGGGTTCTCCCGGCACAAGACTGTGGACTTCCTGAAGGGTATCCCTGAGGACAAGGAACACCTTAGGGCGACTCTCGCTATCCTCCTCGAGAACTCGATGAAGTGGTTGCGGGGTCTCGACGAGACCACCAGGTTGGTCCACGTGGGGTCGTTCGAGAAGTTCGTCTTCCCTCTCATCCGTGCGGTGTTCGCCAACTTGGTGGCAAACGAGTTGGTCACCGTCCAACCCCTCACAGCACCCACAGGGTTGGTCTTCTATCTGGATGTCCTCTATGGGACCCAGAAGGGACGGATCGCTCGTGGTTCGCGGATGTTTGACGTCCGTGCAGGTGCCCCCGCCGACACCCACTACACCGACGAGGTGGTGGAGGAGGAGGCGGTTGGCACTGGTGACGGTGTGACCGCCGGTAGCACCGGTGCGCTCGCTCACATCCCGGTCCGTGCGGGAACGGTGAAGTTCACCGACGGGACGCAGGAGGTGGTCGACAACGGGAACGGTGCGCTGGTCGGCAACGTCAACCCCGGTGGCGTGAACACGATCAACTACGCCAACGGTGTGTATAACGGCACGTTCGCCAACGCTCCCGCTGCTGGTGCGGCGATCACCTGTTCGTACGAGTACAACATGGAGGCGAACACCGACATCCCCGAAGTCGACCTCCTGTTGACCTCGAGTCCCGTCACGGCGAGACCCAGGAAGCTCCGTGCGAGGTGGTCCATCGAGGCGCAGCAGGACTTCGAGGCCTATCACGGAATCAACGCCGAGGTCGAGGTGACCGCCTTTATGGCGAACGAGATCCAGAAGGAGGTCAACTACCAGATCGTTCGTCACATCCAGCAGATCGCTGGTGCGGGTACGGTGACGTGGGACAGGACACCTCCCGTGAACGTTCCGTGGATCTGGCATAAGGAGTCCCTCTACGACGCGTTCGTCCAGGGGTCGAACCTCATCTTCCAGGCCACGCAACGGCGGAGTGCGACGTGGGTCGTCGCGGGCATCGGTGTGTGCGACATCATCGAGACCCTCAGCAAGTTCAAATCCGCGGGTGCGGGTGCGGCAGCGAGTGTGGTCGGCATCCGGAGGATCGGCGAACTCGGTGACCTCGCCGTGTTCAAGGATCCCGCGATGGCGAGGAACACGTTCCTGATGGGGTTCAAGGGGTCGTCGTTCCTCGACACGGGGTACATCTATGCACCGTACCTCGCCCTCTACGTCACCCCCACCATCGTCCTCGACGACATGATCTCCAGGAAGGGGATGATGCAGAGGACGGGTCTCAAGGTCGTCAACGCCAACATGTACTGCACTGGCACCGTGACCCAGACCGGGGGAGCTTTCGGCCCCTGACCTGAAGGGTCTGGAGTTGTGTGGTGCATGGTGATCCTCTGCGTCCGGTAAGTGGGCTACCCGTACCCCCTCGGGTAGCCCACTTTTGGGTAAAGGAGAGGAGAGATGAGTATCCAATACCAGTACATAAACCTGAACCCGTTCCCTGTTGTGATCCCGAGCAAGGGTGGTGTTACCACCACATTCGGACCCAAACAGTGGAGTACTGACTCGTGGTACTCTCGGTTTGTGGGTCGGGGACAGCTCACAAAGGTCCCTGTGGGTGGTCCACCCCCGTTGCCCACCTACCCACCTCGTCCTGTCCAGTCGAGGGTGATGCTCCAAGAGACTCTCCCTGTGGACGAGGAGACCAACCTCTACACACGGCGAGCGGGTATCTACTTCTGCAAAAAGTGTGACCTGTTCCGGACTGGGAGTAGGGTTCACATGGAGAGGCACCTCACGGAGTACCACAAAGTGGCACCCGCTCCTGCAACACCCCCACCTGTCTCCGTGGTTAAGTCGGAAGAGGTCGCTCCACCCCCCAGTGGTGTGATACAGGAGGCGACAAACGTTGTCACTCCAGGGGTGTTTGCGTGTACCCAGTGTGGGAGGAGGTACAAATCCGAGCAGGGGTTGAAGATCCACGTTGGGAAAGCTCACGTAGGTGGGGTCTCTCCCGTTGAGGGTTGACCAATGGCGACCTGGACCTATGATGCGCATGCGCCGGGGTTCGTGACCGACCTGACAAATCCCGATGCTTGCGCCGAGGGCGGCGGCACTTACGAGGAGGTCCTCTCGTGATTCTCCGACCACCCAGAATCGGGCTCCCGCGTACCGGCCAGACGGCGGTAGACCGCGTGGGCGACGACGGCACGTACCAGGCGGGCGTCCGGGCGGCGGGGACGCGGGTCGCGGAGTTCGTGGACAACCTCAACGGAACGGTCACGGACTATGCGACCGGCCTCGTGTGGGTTAAGCAGCCCGAACTTATTATCCCAGGCTCGGTGGGCATTACGACGGCGAACCAGATTTTAAGGTCGCGAGCAACTTGGAAGGTTCCGCCGGACGATGGGCTTGGCGCTTACGTCGCCACGCCGACCGATATTTCGACCGGCGGCACCTTCACGAACACGACCGACTCAAACGAGGCTTTGGCGGACAAGACCGGAGGTCTCACCCTCCAGGAGACGCGAGACGCGATGAAACTCGCCCCGACCGCTGGTGCTCCCGCTGCGGGTAGCGTCGACGAGAAACTTAACGCGGTGGTTCCGAGTACACCCACCAGTTTACGTGTCACCGGACAGGACATCAAGAGCAAATGAGTACCATCACCATTAGGCGGACGTTCGAGGTCGGTCCGGAGGGTGGGCCTTACACCCCGACCAACGTCACCTCTGCAAAACTCTCCAACCCCACTGGTGCCTACGGTGTCAAGCGGCACGACACCGGTGTGGTGGTCGTTCCCGACGGGACTGACCTGACACACATCGGGACGGGCGTCTACGAGTACACCTACACGGAGGTCCCTCCGGGTGGGTACACCTACGACTACTGTGTCGAGTTTGTGTACGGTGGGGAGACCTATCATTTCAGTGGGTCCGTATCAGGTGCCTCCACCGCTTGTGAGGTCACGACATGGGACCAGGTGGTGGATTACATCAAGCGGAAACTCGGGTACCCGACCGTCCAGGTTGAGTTGACCCCCGACCAGATAACAGACGCGGTGAACGACGCCTCTCGGTTGTTCTCCCGGTACACCTTCGTGATGAGGAACAACGTGCTGAGGGAGCAGTCGGAGAGTGTGGTGGCCCAGTTGGACACGTCCACCACGGGTGTCTACTATGTGTGCTTCCTCTTTCCCGAGTCGGAGAGGGACATCCTCAGGATGAACATCTTCGAGATCCTGACCCACATGGCGTACCCCCCGATGAAGGTGGGCGAGTGGTACATGATGAGGATGTTCTTCGAGATGTTCCAGAGGGTTCGCGGGACGGAACCCGACTGGAGGTACGACCCCGAGTCGAGGAAGTTGTACGTGGACGTGTGGGGTGGACCGTATGATGTGTTCTACATAACAGGGCACCTCGTGACGTGGGAGACACTTCTGACTGGGAGCAAGCGCAGATACGCTACCGAGTTTCTCCGTACGTGTGTCGCCTACGCGATGCTGACCCTCGCGAGGATTCGTGGGAAGTTCGGTGGCATACCCACACCAGGGGGTACTCTTACCACCGACGCGGAGAGTCTCAGGACGGAAGGCAACACAACCCTCACCGATGTGGAAGGGAAGTTGAAGAAGATCGCGCATGGGCGGTACCAGGTCACGATTGGTTGAGCAGGAACACCCGCATCCACCTCGTGCGATCGGTCCTAGCTCACCTTTCTGGGATGACCTCGATCCCGAAACTCGCGAGATGATTAGCGCGATTGCGGACGCTGCGAGGAGACGGCAGGCTGTCCGTATATACTACCGTGATAAAGTCACCACGCAACCCGGTGGCTCCGACGCGGGTAGGCCGAGTAGGGTGTATCGAACAATTTTCCCGTACTCGTTGCGCACGCGGATGGTGCACATCCATGGGTACGACAAGCCACCCGTTCCCACCATCGTGTTTTTCGGTTGGGATCCTTATGCAATCGAGGGACCCACCATCAAGATGTTTGTGTCCTCGAGGATACTCAGCGTGGAATACATGGGAAAGGTTTATACACCGAAGTGGGCTATTGAGTTTAGTTCACTACTGAATCGTGTGGTGAACGATTTGGTGGAGAGGTGTGATGAGTCGACCTAAAACCGAAAGGTGTGCTAAGTTGGACGCCGTTTACGAACAGCGTGTGCGTGAGTTTGGTGTGGTTTGCGAAGTGTGTGGGGGCAAGTTTTTGGCTTTGCCCGCTCACCTCTATTGGACCCATGGTATGAGTGTTGTTGACTACAAGTCTGCCTATGGAAAAGACGTATCGTTGTGGTGTGCGAAGCTTCGCACCGAGTTGTCCACTCGTCGACGTGGCCACGACAACCCATTCTTCGGTCGACACCATACAGTTGAAGCGGTTGAGGAAATAAGGAAAGGTGTTTCCGCTAGTTGCCTTGCATATTTTGCCGAGCATAAGGATGTGGTCCTTCAACGTGTACGAGCAACACACGTTGGCCGTAAACGGTCTCCCACCACTCGGTTAAGGCAGTCTTTGTCTAAAGGCCGTGCCATGTCGGGTGGCTTCCAACCCGAGAAGAACAGTTGGCAGGGAAAGTCCAGCTATTTTTTCTCTGCGAAGAATCAACGTTCCCTGTTTTGTGCATCACGGATGGAAAGGTCTGCATTAGAAGTGATGGAAGCCCTCGCCACTGTCGTGTCCTACCGACGTGTAGACTTTCCTATCCCATACCAGTGTGTGGATGGGTCACTTCATCATTACTACGCGGATTTTGTCGCCGAGTGTGTAGACGGTATAGTGTGGTTGGTAGAGGTTAAACCTTCGTATTGTTTGAGCGACAGTGTGGTGCAACTGAAAGCCCACGCTGCTCGAGTGTGGTGCGCACAGTGTCGTCGTACAGTCGAGTATCATATTTGGTCTGAGTGCGACCTCGTGCCGGTGTCATCGAAGGTGGCTTGCCCATGTTGAGCAAACATAGGTACGCTATCATCGGTGCTGCGGGGTACGTCGCTCCCCGTCACGTGAGGGCTATAAAGGAGACTGGTGGGGAGTTGGTTGCTGTGACAGACCCCCACGACACGGTTGGTTACCTCGACTCATACTTCAGGGACGTGTCGTACTTCAGAGAGATCGAGAGGTTCGACCGACACCTGGAGAAACTGAAAAGAGCTGGTGAAGGTGTGGACTACGTCGTGGTCTGCACACCCAACTACCTCCACGACGCGCACTGTCGCCTCGGTCTCAGGTTGGGTAGGGAGGTGATCTGCGAGAAACCCCTCACCATCCACTCGGAGAACTGCTTGGCACTCACCCACTCTGAGTACAACGACAGGATCCACCCGTGTTGCAGTTGAGGTTGCACACAGTGGTGAAGGTACTTAAGGTGCGGGTGGGAGAGAGCACGAAGCGGTTCACCGTCGGTTTGCACTACTGTACACCGAGAGGAAAGTGGTACGCGTACTCGTGGAAGGGTGACGAGCAGAAGTCGGGTGGATTGTTGATGAACATCGGTATCCACTTCCTCGACATGCTGCTCTGGGTCTTCGGTCCGGTCCAGTCAACCCGTTCCGTGTTGGGTAAGACACACGCGTCGGGTGACTTGGAGTTGGAGCGGGCATCCGTTGCTTGGAGGTTCTCGATCCAACCCGACGTGGCGACAAGTAGGTGCGTGATCGTCGACGGGAGGGTTGTCGACTTCACCGACGGGTTCGAGACCCTCCACAGGGCGGTACACGAGCAGATCCTCGCTGGCCACGGTCTGACCGCGAAGGACGCGTTGCCCTCTATCGAGTTGGTCGAGAGGATCAAGAGAGAGGCTGTGGTGGAGTAGTATGGAACCTCGAACGGGCAACTTCTCTCGGTTCGTCTCCCGTATCCGGAGGGAGTTCCCAAAGTATCGCGACGACACCCTCGCGTTGGTTAGGCGACTCGCACCCGAGGGTCTTGTTGTGGTGGACATCGACCTCGGAGGAAGTTACGCTCAAGGTGGTAGTCCTTCCGAGGAGTCTGACGTCGACCTCGTGGTGTACTACCGTGGTGAGACCCCACCTGAGGCACTCGCAGGGATGCTCCGAGGACACGTTCCCTGTCCCGGTGGTGGTGTGTTTGACATCGTGCCCGTCCAGGTGGAGTCGGGTGGGGTAGTACAGCATCAACTCCCTTTCGGAGAGACATTCGACAAACGTCGCTTCGATCGGATCCGCATCGGATACGGGTTCGAACCAGTGGAGCGGGTTAACACAAAATCTGCCTGCTCCAATTGTGGTGAGGTGACCAGGCAACTGTGGGCAGATCGACGTCAAGTACCTAGAGGTACTTCTCAGCAAGCGTATCGAGATATGGTCCAGGATATTGAGCAGCACCAACTTTGCAAAGATTGTGTGGTTAACCTCTACGACAGTCCGGAATTCGACGAGGCGACTCGGTGGCCTGGAAACCCGAGAAAACCCAGGGGTGTTGAGACCTTCGAGGTCTACATCGCGAAGTACTACTTCCCGCGTGAGTTGTGGCAGGATGGGATGACCGAGGCTTTCGAGACGTGGAAGGTTCGTGCGTCTTCGCGCCAAGAGGCTGCGGACAAGATCTGGGCTGAACATGGTGAGCGACTGTTGAAGCTGATGGGTCCGAGGCAGACACGACTTCCCCGTAAGGTGAGCCTCCATGTGAGTGCACCCTGGGCTGGTACGGGTGGTTACGCCACTAGACTCGCGCCGTTGCAGGTCTACGTTGGGGAGTCAACACTCGATGAGGTGGTTGACGGGTTGTTGGGTGAGCAGAGAGACCAACTGGTGTTCCTGAGTGGGAAGGCAAAGCCACTCGCAGACGTCGAGGAGGGTGACTACAGGGTGGTCGTTACCGACAACCGTCGGATGCTGTACTTTCGACACCGGTCGACCAAGCCAGTACCCGCTGGTTTATGGATGGGTTGGTGGGAACCCGATTATGAAAAGTACTTCGGTGTAACGGAGGAGCAGTACGAGACTTTGTCACTGGGTGAGCAAGCGGAGGTTGAGGCTCGTTTGCAGTTGAAGTTGTGGGTACCGAAGGAGTACTACTTCCTCTATGCTGAGTTCTACTATCCTAGGGAGTACAACACTTGGTGGGATAAAGGTGGTGCGTCCCTTTCTGTGGACGTTAAGAACGAGTACTGGAGGAAGCGCTTGGCAAAGATGGAGTCCGCCGAACCCTCACCTGACCCACCTGAGACCACAGTCGACCGACTGGTGGACGAACTGGTTGACGAAGGCAACCGTGGTAAGTTCCGACGCGGTGCCAACAAGTTGGTCAGGTGTCGTGGTTGTGGTAAACTGACTCACTCGTCCGTCCAGGGCTGTCTTGGTATCGAGCTCTGCCCCGATTGTTTGGCCGACGCTGACGCGGAGAACTTGCACAACGACACACACGACCCAGCGAACCCCGTTCCGGGTTGCAAATGGTGTAACCCCACCAAGCCAACTACCGAGGAACTATTCGACACCGACTACGAGGTCTCCGCGATCCGCCCGCAGGGTCGGGCGAAGAGGTCGTGGTCCGTCGTGAAGTTCGTTCGAGGGAAACCGGGAGACGAGTACACCGTTAGTGAGGAGGGTGGGAGGTACACCTGTACGTGTCCGGTATACCGAGAAGCTGGTCACCACTGCAAGCACATGTCGATGGTCGCGGACTACGAAAGAGTAGGTGGGAAGGTGGGTGCGGTCCGGAGAGTGGGCGAACCCATCCGACAGTTCTTCGGCAAACCCACACAACAAGCCTTCCCATTCGACCAATCCGCGGTCGAACGTGTGGTGGATGGGTTGTTCGGTGAGATCACAACCTCCGGGAGTGTTGCGGGTTACGGTGTACCCCTCGGGATGTTGACCTACCCGATGCGGCGTAAGAGAAGGAGGAGACGGAGGTATGCCGTTTAGCTTCCCCACCTTTGCCAACATCTACGACATCACCATCACCTACCAGATGGTCAAGGAGTGGTGTGACAGGTACTTCCCACTCCTCCCGTACCAGGTCCTCCAAACTCCAGTTGAGGGTGAGATAGACGAGGTCCACGACGAGGTTCCCCTCTACATGAAGCGGTGGGGAGAGGTGGTGAACCTCAGGGCATACGTAGCTCCCGCGGACCAGATCCACCCTCTCACAATGTTCGGGATCGAGGAACTCCGAGATGCGGTCCTCTTCGTCTCCGTACCCAACCTCGTCGAGGTGGGTCTTGCCACTCAGGACCCCACAACGAAGGAGGTTGTGATGGTTGCGGGTCCGGGTGACAAGTTCGAGTTCCCCGGTGGTGTGGTCTACGAGGTATTGGAGTGGAGAAGGGGTCCGGGGTTCGGCAACACCGATGTACCTCTCCTGATGCAGGCTAACGCGGAGAAACTCCGGTTGGAGGCAACCTCTTACCCGCTCCAAGTTCGTGAGTGACCTAGGTGGGTGTGTATATTCTTCTGGTACGAAGTAGTGTAGCACACAACGGTACAACCTTCAGGGTACGCAGTGTCCTCAAGGATGCTATTCAATAAGACGGGAAGTCCCCCCTACGGAGTCTCTGTGGGTGTCAAGGCAACGCTCAACAGGGTTGCTCAAGCGAGTTGTGACCTCGTGAGGTCTCAGGTGTTGGAGGAACTCAGGGGTAGGGTCTCTCGGTTCGTCTCCGTGGGTGGACCATACGGCGACCCCGCTACGTTATTGGAACGCCTTGGTGTAGCGTTGGTTGTGCGAGGTCTTCCAGAAGGTGGGTTCAGGGTGGGGTTTGACACACAGTTGCTGGCACAGATAGGCATTCCCGAGAGGTTACTGGTGGACCTGGAGTACGGGTCTCCCACCGGAACCCCTCCGCTCGGGTTTTGGCGGATAGGTGTGGGGAAGGCAGTTGGGAGGTTGTCAGGTGTCCCCCGACGTATACTATCTCGATGAGGTCCTGGGGTGTGTGAAGAGGTGGTTCGAGAACCTCTCCCGTGAGGGGAAGTTCTCCTACAACCCTCATGTCAGAGCACTGTTTAACTCCCTCACCGTAACGGGTCCGCCTGTCACGTTGGCGGAAGCGGAGGAGATGCTCCGTGGTGTGGTCACTCTCTTGAGCAAACTCCCACCGTGTGACCCCACTGCGGTGATCGCGAACAAACTGCTCAGGCGAGCGATGAGCTTGAAGGCGGCAGTCTCCTGTGCGAGGTCGAGGGAGGGGTTCTCCCTAGTGGACGGGAAGCCACGTGCCACAGTTGCTTGAAGAACTGACTCAGTTTTACTGGAACTACGACAAGAGCGTGGTTGACCTCTTCCACAACTCAATCCGGTACCCCCCAAACGAGTCGGGAGAGCCGTTACTGTGTGTCTTTGCAACACCCGAGAGAGCCTTCGCCCAGGTGTGGAAGAGGTTGGGTGAGACGTCCAAACAAAAAACCCACCCCCTCCTATTCGCTTCCATCGATCGGGTTGGTGAGGACTTCGACACCACACGTGAGAGGAACGCCTCGCTTCGTAGGTTCGCTCACACATGGGACCCCCACAAAGGCCAGGAGAAGTGGTACTCGATGCAGTGGCCGGAACCCATTAAGTTCACCTACCAGGTTACTTTTTGGTCGAGGGAGTTGAGAGACCTCGACTCAGTCGTGCAACAACTCCACAAGGTGTTTTCCTCTCCCGGGTTTGGTAAGTATGTGAGTGTCGACCACCCCTTCCCGATGAATGAGCGGCTAGTGTGGACGAGCGTGAGAGAGGTGAAGAGGCTCCCCGTCGTGGAGGACCCCAACAAACAGAGAACCCTCAGGTTGGCAGTTACTCTGGTGATGTTGGGTTGGTTGGTTGTGGAACCACAAGAGCATGGTATCGTGGAGAAGATTGTGGCAGATTTCCACGACAGTCCCGACCTCGTGGTACCTGGTCCGTTGCTGGACACCGTCGAGGTTATAGGTTAACCAGTAGGAGGGAGTCCAATGACTGTTGTTGTCTCTCCAGGGGTTTACGCGGTCGAGAGGGATTTCTCCCTCTACGCACCCGCGTTGGCCACATCCATTTTCGGTATCGTCACCACCGCGAGCAAGGGTCCCGTCAATGAACTGACGTTCGTCACGGACGAGGGAACGCTTGTCGGTCTGTTCGGGTTACCCTCCGTGTCGCATATGGGTCTCTACGCGGCACAACGGTACCTCCGTAGGGGTCGCCAGTTGTGGGTTGTCAGGGTTGCAACCTACGACAGGGAAGCCGACCCGCTCGTGGTCAAGGACGGGACTGGTGCGGTTGACACGTTGAGCTTCTCACCCAACTCGTCAGGGAGTTGGGCTAACACCATCTCCATCACCATCTCCGCGGGGATGGTTGCGGGAACCCACAAAGTGGTGATCCGCGACGGACTCTACACCGCGGAGGTGTTCGACAGGTTACTTGTTGGTGCGGCGCACGTGGGTAGCCCGAACTACATCACGACGAGGATCAACGGAGTCAGTGACTACGTCACCGTGAGCGTCCTCGACACCGCACCCACCACACTGCTGGTGGGTACTCAGACGTTCTCAGGTGGTCTCGACGGTGCACCCGCTGACACCTCTGACGTGATAGGTGTTTCGGGAAGTCCTCCGGTCGTCCCCGCAACGGGTCTCCAGTTGTTCAGGAATCCCGAGACGCTCGATATCAACCTCATCGCGGTCCCTGGTTACTCGCAGAAGGAGGTTGTCGCGGAGTTGATCGACATTTGTGCCACCAGGGGGGACTGTATGACCCTCTTGGAGGTTCCCTACGGGAAGTCGGTCCAACAGGCGGTCGAGTGGCACAACGGTGTGGGAGGTGGGCTTGATGATCCGACTGGTGCCCTCAACAGTTCCTACGCTGCGTTGTACTATCCGTGGGCGAAGGTCTACGACTCCAACCAGGACTCCGAAGCGTGGATCTCACCCGTGGGTCATGCCGCTGCGGTGATCGCGTACACCGATTATGTGGCCGACCCGTGGTGGGCTCCCGCAGGGTTCAATCGAGGTCTCCTCCCCGACGTACTCGAGATCGAGCACAGCCCGACCCAAGGTGAGAGGGACTACATGTACGGTGGTGGGAATGCGATCAACCCGATCGTCAACTTCTCAGGTCAGGGGTTCGTTATCTGGGGGCAGAGAACCCTTCAGAGGGCGACCACCTCGCTGGACAGGATCAACGTCAGAAGGCTCTTGTTGTACATGAGGAAGGTCATCGCGACCGCTGTGAGGTACTTGGTGTTCGAACCCAACGATGAGGCCACTTGGCAGAGGTTCGTCGACCTCGTCGAACCCGTGTGTCTTGCGATCCAGGGGAGGAGGGGACTCTATGGGTTCAAGGTCATCTGCGACTCCACCACCAACACCCCGGAAGTCATCGCGAGGAACGAGATGAGGGGGAAAATCCTAATCCAGCCCACGCACGCCGCGGAGATGATCGTGACCGAATTTGTGCTTTTGCCAACAGGCGCCAGTTTTGAAGAGTTTTCCGGGATTTGAACATAGCTGAGGAAGGAAAGGAGAGCATGTATGTGCCCAGTTACCCTCGGAGCTGACCATATCGCTGGTGCTGCAGGGGGATTCGAACCCCAACGGAGGAACAACTTCCTCCTGAGGTTGACACCCAAGGGTGGGAGTGGGCAGGTGATCGAACTCTCACTCTCGAAGTGTCCGTTCCCGCAGGACACCACCTCCGTGCACCAGATCCGGTACATGAACGGGGAGAGGAAGTTCCCCGGGAGGACGACTTACCCACAGATGGAGATCAACTTGGTCGACTACGTCGACCAAGGCACCCTGCGGGAGATCGCAGAGTGGCGGAGGAAGGTGTACGACCCGCTGACAGGGAGGGGTGGTTTCTGCAGTGCCTTTAAGGTCCAGGCAACCCTTCTGATGTTCGCCCCCGATGGGGTGGCTACTCGTCAGTGGAAGCTCCACGGGGTGTGGCCGTCAGCAGCGAACTACGGTGCCAACGGTGGTGGGGATATGGACTCCGCGGACGAGAGCCACATCGGGTTGACCCTCCAGTTGGATTGGTTCGAGGTTCTCAACGCGTCAGCCGCCTAGTTGTGGTTTCGATGATGAAAATCATGTTGAATGTTCGGTCCCCACGGGAGAGACCTGAAGGACCGAACGGACGACCACTGGTCTCAGTTGTGTGTTGGATAGGAGAGAGACATGTACGTGGAGAGAGTTCAACTACCAAGTCGTGGTTTCTTTTACGGAGGTGTACTCCCCGGTGGGTGGGTTGAAGTCAGACCCATGTCTACCCAAGAGGAGTCACTCCTTCTGAGTCCTCGCTCAGAGAGGGTCAAACTGCTGAACCGGGTGGTGGACCTGTGCCTGGTGACCAGGGCGGTCCCCGTCACGAACCTCCTGAGTAGCGACAGGTACTTCCTCCTGTTCGTCATCAGGAACATTACCTTCGGTCCCCACTACGAGTACCGTGTGAAGTGCCCCTCGTGCAAGTCTAGGTTCAACTGGAAACTGGACATCCCGAGTGGACTGCAACTGAAGGTCCTAACCTCTGAGGACAAGGAACCCTTCGAGGTTCTCCTCCCTGTGCTGGGGAAGAAGGTCCAACTTAGGTTGCTCCGTGTCAGCGACGAGGAGGAGGTTGCCAGGTACGTTGAGAGCAAACCGATTGCGGGAGAGGGTGATACAGGCCACTTCTACCGCCTCTCCCGCCACATTGTCAACGTGGACGGTGTGAAGGTGGACTCCTCGGCAGCACTCACGATGTGTGAGAACATGGAAAGTGCGGACTCCCTTACGATCGAACGTTCGGTAGAGGTACACGACAGTGGTCTCGTGTTAACCCCCTCCTACGCTTGCCCCAAGTGTGGCGAGGAGTTCGAAAGGCTCATGCCCCTCACCGACGACTTTTTTCGTCCAAGAGTTATCGCCATCAGTAGGAGTGGACGACAAGAACCTGAAGGTGGCGCGAAGGCAGTTACTGAAGGAAAGGTTGGCGCTGGTAGCTAACGTGGGGATGAGTTGGACGGATACGGGTACGTTGTTGACACCCGAACGACGTGAACTCCTCGAGTTGGTTAACCAATCCATAGAGGACTCCCGTAAGGAACGCTCCGATGGCGGGTCCTAGCGAGCAGGGGTTTCAGTGGACCGCACAGTTCAAGGATGAGGTCTCCCCCCAACTGGCCTCAATGGAGCAGAAGGTTGAGGCTGCTGCAGAGGCTCTCTCAGCCTCGTTCACCAGCACTACCCAGCGGATGGCTTTGCTGGAGAGGTCGACGAGCGACGCGCTCAGGGTCGCGGAGGAGGGTGTGGTTGACTTCGCTCTCGCGGCGAGAACGTCGGGTTCGGAGATCGAGTTTGGTGTGACGCGGTCTCTGGGGTCCCTCCTACAGAGCGTCAAGGCACTCGAAACCTTTGGTGCGTCTGCGGAAGAGGTTCGTAAGGTTGCAACCTCCTTTATGGAAACCTCCAAAGGTGTGGAGTCCTTCAGTGACCAACTCGAGAAACTCGCTCTGGGAAGTCCCGAACAGTTCACTCGGGCGGTGAGCGTGATGAGGACTATGTTGGGCGAGGCGATGCCCAAGGAGATGTCCGACGCCTTTGTTCGTGCGGTTGAGTCCGCCACACCCTCTGTGGTGGCCATGCTCGCGAAGGAACTTGGAAGGGGTGACATTTCTGCTGCTGTGTTGAGGCAATTCGAGCTGGCAACACCCTCTGCTCGCGCGGTCCTTGTCAGGCACATGTTAGAGGTCCCGGTAGCACAAGTTGTCGCTCCACTCCCACCTCTCCCTGGACCCGTATCCGCTGTTGCGGAAGGTGCACAAGTTGGTGCAGCAGCTGGCCCTCATGGAATGCTCGTGGGTGCTGCTGCAGGTGCGCTGAGCTACTTGGGATCTCACTTGTTGTCCGTTATCACCGAACCGTTTAGGATCCTGGGTGACGTCCTCTCCCCACTGAAGTTCATCCGGATGGCAATGGAACCCGTGGTGACCGTCTTGGAGAATCTCACCCAGATGCTCGCCGCACCGTTCCAGGAGGCCTTGTTGCAGATCTACGAGGCGCTCACACCCCTAATCCCACCTCTGGTGAAGCTCTCCCACATCCTGGCGAACGTGTTGGCGAACCTCGGGGTTAGACTCGCGGAGTCACTGGTTTGGATGATGGAGAGGTTGGGTGAGTTCTACACGTGGCTTAGAGAGGAGTCCCTCTTCGCCAAGGTCTTCCAGTGGATAGAGGAGAAGATCAAACCACCGAAGTTTGAGGAAGAAGGTGTCGGTGTGCGTTTGCCCTGGAAGGAGGGGTTGATTTACATGCAGGGTCCCCGTGGTCTTGAGTTGGTACCCGGGTCTGCCGCGTACCCTGTTCCGATCCCTCCACCCACACTCCCACCTGCCACACGTGGACCCACACCTCCGACTCTCAGTGAGGAGGCGAAAGCGATCCTCGGGACGCCCTACGAGATGGCACGTGCCACAGCGCGAGTTGCGGGGCAACGTGAACCCACACCGATGGAGTACGTCGAGGGGGTTAGTCAGATCTCCTCTGTGTCGCCACAACAACTTGAGGCACTGGATAGGATCGCCGTGGAGGTGAGGAGGTTGTACGAGTTTCACAGGGACGAGTCCACCCTGAACCCCAACAACATAGTCGGGGTTGACACGTGGCTCTCTAAGGTCGCGTCCTTGAGGGGTACCTAGTGGCCATCCCCGAGGCTAATACACTGTTGGACCAACCCTTGTTGGTCCTCACACAAACAGGTGTGAAGCTCGGGTTTTACCTCCCTGAGGAACTCACCACAGGGTACCTGACTAAGTTGAAAGAGGTTGTGGTGATGCACCGAACGCACCCATCAAGTCACCTCTACAGTGGTGGGAGTGTGGACGATGTGGAACTTAGGTTGGACCTCGAAGCTGGTGTGAGTTACAGGATTGCCACCGCGAAGGACCTGGTGAACGTGGTCGAGGAGTTGTACGACATGGTCCTCCCCATGGGCGACCCCAACAATGGTGGCAACCTCTACTCCAACGCCACAACCGTTGCTGTGGTTGGAAAAGATGGGACGCCCTGGTTCCAGGCAACCTTCTTTGTTGCACACGTGTCGGCGACGTGGTCCCTCCCCGTGGACGTTCCCACAGGGATGTATCGTAGAGCGAGAGTTGCTCTGAAGTTGGTGCCGACCTACGCACAGGTGGCGGGTCACAAACGTGGCATGATGGCGAGGGACCTACCGAAGCATAAGTGGTCGTTCCTCCAGGGTAAGTCGAGGGCGTAAGCATGCCTGAGAGTGCGGTACTATCAGGTAACCACATCGCTGCTGGTGAGTCGCGTGAGTACGAACCCCAGCGGAAGTGCAACTTCTTGTTGAGGATCTCCCCGCCTTCGGTTTATAAGGAGTTGCCCTCTCAGATCCTCGAGCTCGCACTCCACTCGTGCACCTTCCCGAAGGTTGTCACTGAGGTGAGAGAGGCTCGAATAAACAACTTGGTGGTGTACGTCCCCGTAACCTCACGGGTGAGTGAACTCACTGCAACCTTCGTGGACTATGTCTACGAGAACCCCGTAAGATACTACCTCTGGGACTGGTGTTGCCGAGTTAGGGGTATGCCGAGTGGGAACCTCGTGGACAAACCGAAACTGGTCGGTACGGGGAGACTCTTCTGGTTAGCACCAAGTGGTCAAACTAGGAGGGGGTGGAAGTTGGTCAACCTGTGGCCCGTCTCGATCGACATGGGCGGGGGTGACATGGACCGTGACGAGCAGAACCTTATCACCCTCGTTCTTAGGTGTGACGACGTGGTGAGGGAGTAAGGGGTGCGACGTGGCTGAACTCGGTGCGGTTAGTAGGTTAAGGTTGACGAACCAACATGTCGACGACCTGGTCTCCCCCGGGAGACTCAGGTTCGGTCTCTGGAAAGTCCCGCTGATTGACCTCGCCGAGTACGACCTCTACACCGTTACCCAAGGCGACCTCCAGAGGATCGACCGAATCGCGTCCCAGATGTTAGGTGACCCCGCCTTGTGGTGGGCGATCGCGATAGTCAACAACATCGCGAACCCGTTGAAGGACCTCACCGTTGGGACGACACTGGTTATCCCGCATGCTAGCTCAGTCTCCGCGGCACTCGCACAGGGGGTTACGGAAGAGTGACCCTAGCTCTTGTGATCGAGATGTTGGTCAACGGGAACGACCTCTCCATCAACCAGGAGGTTTTGGGGTGTGTCTACAGGGAGTCGCTTACTGGTCTCTCCACCTACTCCATGAACCTGTCCAGCAAGGATCGGGGGAAGTGGGACGAGTTGGTAAAGCTGGAAGACCAAGTGGAGATCCTCCTTCGGTTCTCCGCTGTTGTTGATCAGGTCCCTCAACGAGGTTCCTGGAAGAAGGTTCGCGCGAATCTCGCGAAACTGAGGTACTATTCGGATGGTGCTGAGTTGACGCTTGAGGGGACCGATGCGGGTGTTGTCCTAAGCGAGTCCTGTCACGAGAACGCGTTCGTCCAGAAGAGGGTCTCCGAGATGGTCGAGACCATCGCTAGGCAGAACAAGTTAACCCCTAGGGTGGCACCCACTCTCGGGAAGTTTTCGGTTTATCAGTGTGGTCTCCCGGATGGTGTGTTCGTGTGCGAAACCTTGTTGCCTCTCGCGGTAGACACCAACGGACAGGGTGGGTTCCTCTTCTATGTTGAGGACGGGAAGACTCTGGTGTTCACCCCTCCGAGGTTCGAACAGGGGAGTGACTTGGGAACTCTCACTCTTGGTGACATTAGCAAATTGGAGGTCACACGTAGGGGTGCCTTCCTCGCACCAGAGAACGCTAGGTCTGTCCAGGTTAGGGGGTTCGACCCCGGGAAGAAGGAACCCGTGTTCTGGCTTGCGAACGACACCACTGTTCCCTTCATCAAGTTGGCGACGAAGGGTCCCGTCCCCGCGGAACTACCCGCACGTGTTGTGGCCACACCAAGGTTCCAGGTGGGTGACTCTCCTCCAGGAGTGGCAAAAAACATCGGTGTCGCACTCTGGTCGGAACACTGTCAGTCACTGTTCAGGACCCAGGTCGTTCTCCCTCCGACGGTGGATGCAAAGGTCGGGAAACTGGTGAACCTTGACGTTAGGGGATCCACCGGGGACTACCATTTCTCCTCCGGTCGCTGGTTGGTCTATGAAGTTGAGTACTTCAGGAAGGCCGCTCTGGAGGGAACGATCTTGAGGCTCGAGCGGAGGACTTACTATGGGTGACCACCGCTATTGTGGCCTCTTCCGAGGGGTTGTCAAGGACAACGACGACTCCTCAACCTCGTGGCCGTACACGGGGAGGCTCAAGATATTTGTCCCTCAGGTCTATGGGGAGGGGATCAAAGACGCGGACCTCCCCTGGGCAGAACCGTGCCTTCCAATGGGTGGGGGGAGGACCAAGATCAACGGTGACGAGGTCTCCTGCGGGTTTGTCGCGTTACCACCTATAGGGTCCTCCGTGTGGGTGACGTTCGAGCAAGGCGACCCTTCCGCACCCGTGTGGTTGGGTACGTGGTACGGGAAACAGGTCTCACACGAGATGCCTGAAGAGGCTGTCCACGATTCCCATGTGGGTGTAGACTATCCCGAGATCTTCCTCATTAGGCCACCTTTCAGGAAGTCGGGGATGTGGATCAGGTTCTCCTCCTCGAAGGTCCTCGAGGTGGTGTTCGAGGAGGGGAAGACACACCTGACCTTTGACGAAACCACCAAGCAGATCGCCCTCCGTGCGGACGACTGGGACGTGAACGTTAGGTCTGAGACCGGGAAGGTCAACCTCTCTGCGGGTATGCCCGAGCAGTCGATCGTCATCAACCCGCTCACGGGTGAGATTAGGATCACCGCGACGAAGTTGGTTGTCAACGCCTCAGGTGAGGTTAAGGTAACGGGGAAGAACGTGAGGGTGTCCGCCGAAGAGGGAACATACAACGCTTCGGTTCGTGCCTCCGGGTGGGAGAACCACTAAGGTGACCACAAAGTGGAGCGACATCGCGTACCCGTGGGGTGAGGACCTCGCCTCGTTCGCTGAGTTGAAGAGTGACCAGGACGTCCTCAAGACTTCCATCATCAACATCATCCTCACTAGGAGGGGGGAACGGGTCATGTTACCCCTCTTCGGGAGTGACGTCCCCGGGATGCTGTTCGAACCTGGCGACCCCGCTACTGTGGTCGCTATCGGTGCATCGATTCGGACAGCGGTCGAGTTGTGGGATGACAGGGTGGAGTTCCTCGACTACGGTGTTGAGATGGACGGGAACACCCTGCGGGTGAAAGTTCAGTGGCGGGTGAAGAAGGACCCCAAGGCGGAGTCCGTTCAGGTACTCGCGTTTGAGCTCCAACCCGGGGTTCTAGTGTAGGAGGACCTAAAAGGTGGCACCTCCAAGGATCGACTATACCGCGCGGGACTTCGACAGTGTGATGGTGGCCCTCCGGGCTCACCTCCAGGCGAAGTTCCCCGATACTTGGCGCAACTTTTATGAGAGTTCCATAGGGATGGCGTGGTTGGAGTTGGTGGCCTACACCCACGATATCCTGAGTTTTTATCTAGATTTCAGTGCAAACGAGTGCCTAACTGGAGATACTGTAATCCCCCTCGTGGATGGCACCGAAGCCCTGATTAAGGACCTCGTCGGTCGTGACCCATTCTGGGTTTACTCCCACGACCACTCTTCCGGGAAGATCGTTCCAGGTCGCTGTACGGGTGTGAGTAAAACTCGGCTTAACGCCGAACTGGTCGAGGTCATTCTCGACAACAACCAATCCGTTCGCTGTACCCCAGACCACCTATGGATGCTCCGTGACGGTACCTACAGGGAGGCGAAGGATCTCACTCCTGGTACGTCCCTGATGCCACTGTACCGCTGGTACGACCGTTGGGGTTACGAGTTACTCTATCAACCAGATATAAAGAAACTTGTCCGGACTCACTTGTGCTTTGCTCTTGGTGTGCCCCTTGAAGTGGTTCACCACAAGAGGCAACCTGATGGTGGCTTCAACACAAGAGACAATCGTCCCGAGGTGCTTGAGTGGATGACGTGGTGTGGCCACCGTGAGTTGCATTCTACACCGAAAACAGCGGACCACCGTAGGAGGATCTCTGAGGGTCTTCAACGATATTGGTTGCGTGTGAAATCTGGTGAAATCTCCGGACCCACTGTTACTCCTGAGTGGCGATATGGTGCGGGTTCCGCCTTCCGTGGTAAAAAGCGACCCCAACACGCGGCATGGATGGGAGGCAACCAGTTCGCTCGTGGGTACCACCACACGGAGGACACAAAACGTCACGTCTCATCCCTGCTAACCGGTGTGCCTAAACCCGAGGGGTTTGGTGCGCAAGTAAGTGAGGCTCTCACAGGACGAGCCAAGTCGTTCGAGCACCGGTGTAGGATCAGTGCGGCACTATTGGGACGTAAGCAGACACACGAGTCAAACCTGAAGCGATCTGAAACTCTCAAGAGGACTTGGTCCAACCAGTATGCGTGTGCTAATAACCACCGTGTGAAGGTGGTGCGGAGTCTTGTTGAAAGGGAGGACTGTTACGATTTGCGTGTGGAGCAGCACCATAACTTCGGACTCCGGTCTGGTGTGTTTGTGCACAATTGTTTCCTTCCAACAGCCCGGGATAGAGAATCGGTTATCAGGTTGGGGAAGTTGGTGGGGTACCAACTAGGTCTCCCAACTGGTGCCGCGGTTGTGTGCGCTGCAACCATCGGTGCACCCCAGGTTGTGGACGTGGTTATCCCTGTGGGGACCACTGTCCAGACCGCGAAGGGTGTGACCTTCAGGGTGTTGGCTGAACAGAGGATCTCCGCTGGGTCTCTCACGGGGTCCGCCACCTTCACCGAGGGTGAGGCTCGGAGTGAGTCGTTCGTCGGATCGGGTGCTACCTGGTTGAGGCTTGCTCTGACTGAACCGGGTGTCGTCAGCGGGTCCATCAGTGTGGTGGTTGATGGTGCTGTGTGGTCTCCACTCTCCTCTCTCGTGTTTGCCACAACCACCTCCCCAGCCTACCAGGTGGAACACGACGAGAACGACAAGGTGTACGTCCTGTTTGGGGATGGTGTGAATGGTCAGGTCCCTCCCGCTGGGTCCTCTATCGTGGTCACCTACAGGGTGGGTGGTGGTGTGAGAGGTAACATCAACATCGGTGAGGTGAACACCAGTATTGATGGGTACCTAGATGGTGTGCTTCCCCCGACCTCTGTGTCCGTTGGGGTTGTGAATGACGTTTTCCGAGGGAGTGGTGGTGAAGAGAGGGAGACCATCGAGCACGCGAAGTTGTGGATCCCTCGATGGGCTACCACGAACGGGAGGGCGGTTACTGAGAGAGACTTCGACACACTCGCGACTGCTTTCAGCAGTCCTGTCTACGGGAAGGTCGCCTTCGCGAAAGCCAAACTGAAGCAAGAGATCCCGGAACTCAACACTGTCGAACTCTACACATGGGCGAGAGATGGTGGTGGGAATATCGTCGAACCCTCAGTGGGCTTGAAAGACGCTCTTCAGACGTACTTCATGAACAATGGTGAGGGTGCTATCCGTGTGGTGTGTACTGACGTGGAGGTTCTCAATGGGGTTATCCTCTATGTGGACATCGATGTGACTGTGACTCCCGAGAGTGAGTATACCTCTGCGGTGGTTGTGACGAACGTGACTGACAGTTTGGTTGACCTGTTCGATAGTGCGGAGAACGAACCCGGGGTGTCCCTACGGATAAGTAAGGTGTACAACGCAATCCAGGACTCAGTTGGTGTCTCCCATGCTGTGGTCAACCTCATCACTGCCTCCCTAAAGTCGACCGACGCGATTGGTGTGGGTAACGCGGTTACAACCCACTTCATCGCGACACTCGATCTCGAACCGAACCTCCCTGTGGTTCCTCACACCGTGGTTGTCTTCGCGGGGACCCAGTCGTTAACCGACGACGGGGAGGGTAACCTAACGGGTTCGGGTACGGGTACGATCGACTACGCTACAGGTGCGGTGGACGTGACGTTCACCGCCGCACCCGCTGTTGGCCAACTCGTGTACGCGACCTACAGGAACGTGGCTGATTACCAGAGGGGAGAGGTTGAGGCCACCTCTGACGGGTCCACTGCAAGGTTCACGGGTGTGGTTACGTACCCCCCGATCGTCCCCTGGGACCCGATCACCTCTGAGAAGGGCATCGCGTTCTCCGATGGCATTCAGGTCGTGACCGACGACGGAAACGGTGCGTTGGTTGGTGATGTCAACCCTGGGGGTGTCAACCACATCGACTACGATACTGGTGCGTACGACTTCACCTTCGCTGCTGTCCCAGGTGCGGGAACGGTGGTGAGGTCCACGTACAGGCAGATGTTGAGAACCCCCAGCGAGGACATCCCAGTTTTGAAGACCCAACTCGTGGTGAGGGGTAATCTCACCATCGGGACGGCGTAGAGAGGAAGAAGATAGGTGTGGACCTTTACAACCTCCTCCCTCTTGTCGTTCGGTCTAAAAGTCTCCTTGCGAGTGGCATACTCGACGAAACGGTCGGCACCGAGTCCATCCTAAAGAAGATCGTTCATGGGTTGGAGTCGGAAACGGAGGTCACCAGCGAGGAGATCCGCCACCTGGTGGACTTGGCCGACTCCGATACCTGCCCTCTAGGCTTCCTCCCCTACCTCGCCTACTACGTGTGTGGTGGTTATAGCGGTTCCTGGTCTGCGACAAAGAAGCGGGTGGTGGTGAAGAGTATGGTGTTGGTGTGGCTCTTGAAGGGAGCCCACCTAAGTCTCTCCTCACTGTTGACCCTCTGGGGGTGGGCTGGTCACGTCCCCTGGGAGTTGTGGAAGACAAAGGTTCACGAGGAGTGGGACTACAGCCCGTTTAGGGACTACACACACCAACTCAAAGCCGCACGAGTGGACATCGTTCCCACTGGTTACCCTACCCTACCGGTGTCGCTCGACCCCGTGGTGAGGAACGAGTTGGTCGCACTCCTCACTCCGGTTTTGCCCATACATGTGTTGATCAGGTCGCCCGGAACACCCTGGGACATCCCCACCGATCTCGTCCCCCACGCTTGCGACTCCGCGTGCGAGTCCACAGGCGGTTGTGAGACGGGTTGTGAGGCAACATGTGAGACTGGTGGTGAACTTTGGTCGCCCCACCAGTTAGGTGGTCACTTCACCGAACCACCCCTTGGTATGAGCGACGCCGTCACGGTCCTCACCACGTGTGTCACTTGGTGTGAGGCACAATGTGAGTCGGTCGGTTGCGAGGGTTCGAGTTGTGAGGCAGGCAGTTGCGAGACCGGGTGTGAAGCAACTTGTGAGACCACCTGTCAGACTGCATGCCAGGGTGGGTGTGAGACCTCTTGCGAACTCGCTTGCCAGTTGACCTCGTGTGAGACCACCTGCCAGACCACCTGTCAGACCGTTTGTGAACTCGGTTGTGAGGTGGTGTGTGAGGGCACCTGTCAGGCTTACTGTCAAGGTGGTTGCGAGACCCCATGCGAGAACGTCTGTCAAGGGTCCTGTGAACTCGCGGGTTGCGAGACCGCATGTGAGAACACCTGTCAGGTAACCTGTCAGGCAACCTGCCAGACCACCTGCGAACTCGGTTGTGAGGTAGTGTGTGAGACCGATTGCCAACTAGCCTGCCAACTCGTCTGCCAGGGTCCCTGCCAGGTTGGTTGCGAACCGGGGTGCCAAGCTGTGTGTGAAGCAGGGTGTGAGGGAATTTGCGAACTCGGTGGGTGTGAGGCTGAGTGTGAGTCCGTTTCGTGCCAAACCACCTGCCAACTCGCCTGTCAGACTAGTTGCGAACTCGGTGGTTGTATGACGGGATGTGAGGTTACCTGTCAGACTAGTTGCGAACTAGGTGGTTGTGAGGTGGTGTGTGAGAACACCTGCCAGACCCACTGCCAACTGGGTGGTTGTGAGGTGGTGTGTGAGAACACCTGCCAGGCGGTCTGTCAGTCCTCCTGTCAAACCGTCTGCGAACTCGGTGGTTGCGAAGCAACTTGCGAGGTTACTTGCCAGTTACCTTTAGGGTAGCTCTGAATGGCTCTCTGGGACCTCATCCCGAGGATAGTCCGCTATAAGGACTCCCTCGCGTCTGGTGGACCCGATGCGGTGGGGAACTTCCAGAAGGTGGTCGAGTGTCTGGAACAAGAGGTTGGTGTTACCGAGACGGAGATCCGTGAGTTCGGTCGTATCATGGACGTCGACATCACCGACCCCGAGTTCCTCCTGTTCATCTCCGCGACCCTCGGGACGATGGTCGACTCCGGGTTGGGTCTCCCCTTCCAGCGGTGGTTCGTCAAGAACCTGGTCGGGTTCTACAAGGTGAAGGGTACCCACCTCGGATGGGACAAGCAGTTTAGGTGGGTCGAGGGGATCCTCTACAAGGCGTGGGAACTCTGGAAGAGTGTCCCCTACGAGGAGGGTGACTACTCTAGGTTTAGTGACTACACACACCAACTCCGTGCTGCGAGGTTCGACCTGTACTATTTGGACCCACTCGGGAACCCCGTATTCCTCTCCCCCACTGACGCCTCGCAACTGGTCCCCGTCATCGAGAGTCTTAGACCGATTCACGTTGTTCTGCGACACAACATGGAGAGGGTTGACCAGGAGGAAACCCTTCGTGTTAGCGACTCCCTTGCTGGGAGTGGGTTGGTGGGTACCTACAGCGACTCCTCCGGTGGCATCTTGGATGGTCCCGGAGGAGTCACAGTTGACGTTACTTGTCAGGTCACGTGCGAGTCCTCCTGCCAGGCCTATTGTGAGACCACCTGCGAGTACTCCGCGTGCCAGGTCGCGTGTCAGGGTGGGTGTGAAGGTTCGGGTGAGGCACACCAACCTTGCGCACTCGACTGCCGGGCAAGGTGTGAAGCAGGGAGTTGCGAACAAGGTTGCCAGTCTGGTTCTTGTCAGTCAGGTTGTCAGGCGTGTGCTGAGACCGAGATCTTCCCCGCGGTTGTGAAGGGTCGGGAGGATGAGGGACCAAAGGGTCGTGTCTGGTTCCCCTGTGTGGGTGAGACGTTCCCACCCGCTGACGAGAACGACCCGTGGTGGGTCACTCCCGTGGGTGGACCTATCCCTGTCTTCTATTACACCGTGGTGGGTGACGCGAAGCTTTCGGACGACGAAGTGTTGCCAGACGTCGACGACGGTGATTGGACCCACGTTAGATGTGTCCCTGGTAACGAGGTGGGCGAGTCACACCCGACTAAGGGTAACGGAACCATTACCGCTTGGTCGGGCAATGTGGGTGCACCACCCCACCCCTGTAGCGTCAGGTTCGAGGCGAAACTCGACGCACTCACTGCAACTGTTATCGGGTCTGTCCCACAGGGTGCTACCTCCATCTCTTCGCCTTCCGCACCGTTGTTCTCTCCTGGAGACGCAGTTGTTATCGAGGACAACAGTGGTGCGGAGACTAACCTAGTCCAGAGCACGAGTGCGGGTACGATCCACCTGAAGTGCTCAACCAAGCAGAGTTATACCGCACCTGTGTCGGTCAAACGGAGGGAGATCACACAGAACGTACACACCATCGAGATGGTCACACCCGGGGGTAACACTACATGGTACGGTACCCTCGGTGGTGACGTGGACCCGAACGTTGCTGTGGCACAGAAGAGGGTGAACTACCGGGGTACGAGGAACTTCACAGTTACGTTCAAGGACCCACCACCTCGTGGTGCTAGGGTCTCGTTCTACTACATCCGGGAGGACAACTGCCGTTACGAGTGGCTCACCACTGGACAGGGTATCGAGGGTGGTGACTTGGTGTACCAGCGTCCACAGGGTGGGGAGGACGACGGTTGGCTCGTGATCGACACCGACCCCACAAGTCCTTTCTACAAACAACTCGTCCATGGCGACCCCCAGTCTGTGAAACTGGATACGTCGTTGCTTTGAGTGGTGTAACATGCAACCAGTCTGGCATTTGCAGATAGATGCACGTGGGCACCTGGTGGCTTTTCAAAGTGAGACGGGTGGTTGGTGGTACGACCTGGACGGTAACCCACTTGGCCAGACCGCGATAGGTACTCACCCACTTCACCACCTACGTATCGACGCACGCGGACACGTTGTCGAGGTAGGTTTTGTCGAGTGGGATGCGGGTTGGGTGACGAAGTGGTACAACCTGGATGGAAACCCTCTGGTGAGCACTCCAGCTGGGTGGAACACGATCTGGCACCTGCGACTTGACGCTAGAGGTCACGTGGTTGCGGTGAAGTTGATGGATGGTGTTTGGTACGATCTCGACTCTCACGTTCCCGCCCAGGAGGGGTTTGCTCAAGTGGGGTTTGCCCAGGAGGACTTCATTCAATAGGAGAAGAGGATGCCTATCACGCACGTTTGGCAACCCTCGGGGACTGATGAGAACCCCAACAAACTCGGTCCTGAAAAGTGGCGTGCTAACCACACGGGTACGTTGGAAATATCAGAGGTCGTTGGACTTGAACCCGCCTTGGCCGGCAAGGAGACCGCCGGTGCGGCAGCCGGAGTGCAGAGCAACCTCGACACGCACGACGAGGCGACAACAGGAGCACATGGCGGCATCGTCGCCGAGGGCGATTCCCGCCTTTCGGACCCCCGGACGCCGACGAATCACGGCAGCGACAAACACAGCGTGGCCTACGAAGCGGCGGACCCCGCGATTCAGCCACATATCACGGGGACTGGTAGTCCTCACACTCCGGCAGGCATCGGCGCTGCAACTGCCAGTCATGATCACGCCAGCGCCTACGAACCGAAGGACACGGCCATCCAGACGCACATCACAGGCACAGGCTCGCCGCATACCGCAGTCGGCGTAGGTGCGGAAGCCTCCGGGACCGTTGAAACACACCGCGCATCAGGAACGCACTCGACGGCGCAGCCGCCCGCTGCGCACAACCAGGGCGCTGACACCATCACCACCGGAACGTTGGATGGCGACCGTTTGCCCACCCTCTCCGTGGCTAAGAGAGGTGGTTGTCCAGCAACGGGCACGCCTTCGGGTAAATATCTGAAAGACAATGGAACATGGGATGCACCAGCGGGAGGTTCTGGTCTCACCCAGGCCCAGGTGCTCGCGTGCGTCTCTTTGAGGTGCTGAAATGATTCTCGATGCCACAACCGAAGCGTTGGAAGCAAAACTGGCCGTGGAGGTCACGACCAATCAACTTGTGTGCAGTACCGACTGGGTTGACATCACAGCCACCACCATCACACCCGGCGGAACCGAGATACTGACGAACGGTACGACCGCCGTGATCATTATGGGTTCGCCCATCGCCAGCACGCAACGCAAATGCAACGGTGTGAGTATTTATAACGCTGATACGGTGGCGGCAACGGTTACGGTGCAGCGCAATCACGGTGGCACGTTCTATGTGCTGATCGTGACCACTCTCCAACCGGGCGAACACCTGGATTACACGGATGCGGCAGGATGGAAAGTCATCGACGCTCAGGGCAACGTTAAGCAATCGGGTGCGGGTGGTGCTGGTCGATTCGTCAAGACGACGGTTCTGATATCGGGTACGACACACAAGGTCGGACCGACCACGACAACCATCTTCATCCGGGGTGTTGGTGGGGGAGGTGGAGGTGGAGGTGCATCCTACGCGGCGGGCAACCAGGCGTACGGGGCTGGTGGTGGAGCGGGGGGCTACCTTGAGAAGACGGTGACCGTGACCCCAAACACAACCTACAACTACACCCTCGGTGCGGCTGGCACTGCTGGAGCGAACACTGGCGGTGCGGGCGGTAACGGTGGGAGCAGCACTTTCGTGGTCGGGGCGACAACCTACACTGTCAATGGTGGCGTGGGTGGACCCGGGATGCTAACAGGGGTGACACTCATTCTCGCCGCCGGGGGTGCGGGTGCGACTGTGTCCACAAACGGTGACCTGAACGATGGCGGTGCACCCGGCGGACACTCGGAAAGGCACTCCGGTCTTCTCGGCGTTTCCGGTAGAGGTGCTCCGTCTAAGTTCGGTAGCGGCGGAGTCGGAGCCATTGTCAACGGTGTGGGAAGCCCTGGTAAGGGTTACGGAGCTGGGGGTGGTGGCGGAACGGCGGTCAGTGCAGCACAAACCGGAGGTGTGGGTACAGCTGGATGCTGGGTGGTGGACGAATACACATAACATGTGTGGGGTGAGCACTGTGGTGTTGAGTATGAAAGGTTGGATGGGTCGCCATATAATGTGGTGAAGGAGGTGCACGATGTACTCGAAGGTTAAAGGGAAGAGCATCTTCCTCTCGTACCTCCTGTGGTTGGGGTGTGCAGTCGGTTTGTGTGGTCTCCACAGGTTGTACACCGGGAGGACCTTTACCGGTTTCCTGTGGTTGTTCACC